AAAACGTCTACTGCCAATCCATCTAAGTGTTTAGATTTCAGTGTTTGGGTTTTGCCCTCATCCAATAATTTCTTTTGCCTTTCTAAAGAACGTAGACCTTCAGAAACACCGAAATCAACTTCTGAATAAGAAATTGCTAACTTAGTCAATTCCGCAATTTCTTTATCTACTCCTTCAAGGTTTTTTAAGCTGTTATTAGAAAATTTAAATTTGTTTATTGGTTTCGGTAAGTTGTCTAATTGTTGATTCGAGCTTTGCAACGACCCGAAACAACTTACGATTTTTCCTTTTAGACCTTTTATAATTTTCATACTCACCTCCCAGCTTATTGAATTTGTGCCACTAACGATAAAACCAGTTTACCCGGAGATACCAGAACCACCGGTAATATCGTTTGCGCTGATTCTCGTCATTGTGACCCTGACCATCCTCTACGTGCAGCACCCACGCCAAAGCTTACCGCTTCACTTTGGATTAGTTTGTTTACGACAGTAAGTTGTCAGCTACGGCCTAAAGACTTAATTTTTACCACCACCAATAAACCCAAACTTCTTGGCCCTCTTTGACTCCTTTGTGTTGGAGCCACAAATACACTTTAGGGTATTCTTCTCGTAATTGGTCATCCATTTGGGTTTGGTATACATATCTATCATTGCCTAATTCAAAATCAGTCCATATTTGTTTAACTTCATCTTCAACTTCTACAGGACAATCAGACCATTGTGCATCAAGTACTGTTACTTGCTTAACAGAGTCACTACCATTAGGTTCTTTTTGTTGCCAATCACCAAATTTATGCGAGTGGGATGTTGTTCTTCCTGAAAGTGACTTTAGAAATTCTTCTTGGTTTTGCATAATAAACTCGTTTTAAATTAGTTATAGCTCTGTCAAGGACTCGAACCTTGTATTGCATCCATTTCATTCTAAGCACTACCAAAGAATTACTCTATCCGCCGTGTTCCAATACACTACATCGAGCTAAACCACCTACTAACAGTAGTGTGCTGCGTTTGGTGAAAATGGTGCCCCTGACTGGATTCGAACCAGTGACCTTCTAGTTATGAGCTAGCCGCTCTACACACTGAGCTACAAGGGCTAAATTAGTTAATTTTTACCACGGAACATTTCTACATTGGCTCCAGTGGAACTTAAAGCTTCAACAGGTAAGAATACCTTAGATGCTTCATTTGAGCCTTCAGCAAGCTTCTCAGCTACTTCTAAACGCTTAAGTTCAAGCAGTTGAGGAGTGACACCTTCACCGATGATTAAGTTTTCATCACGAATAGCTTTAGCTTTAGTCATTCGAACTTTATAGTCAGCTTCAGCAAGACGCTGTTCATTTCGTTTTTTGGTCATATCAATTTCAGCTTGAGCTTCTTCACGGGTAATAGCTAACCGGCGTTCTTCTGCTGCTTCAATTGCTTTATTGACTACATCTGGGTAATCAATATCGCCAATACTAAATTCACTTAAATCAATAGGTGAGCGTGATAAGGGCTCTTGCAATGCTGCTGTGATTTCATCACCTAAACGAGCATAGTTAAGGTGCACTTCATCTACATTATATTGGCTTACGACTTTACGTACTGTTTCACGTACAACATCACGACCATAGATACCGTAAATCATTGAGAAAGAGATGGTATCAATGTCAGTAGTTGTGATGTCATTGAACATTGCATTCAGTACTTTTTCATCACCTGAGATACGACCACGGAAACGTACTTCAATAGTCAAACTAAGTTTGTCTTCTAATTTGACTATAACGCGTTCTTTGTAAACATCAGTACCAGTTTCAATTAAAACAGTATCTTCACGAAATCCTTCCCAATACTTACCTGGCTCAAGTACTTCAGGTTGGTAACCACTTGGAGTAAGGAATTTGCCTTTGTGTGCCGGAGGCACAGTTACAGGGCTGCAAGCAGTAATAAATAAGCTAACTGCAGCTATCGAGATCATTGCTAATTTAGTCAATGCTTTCATTTTTTCGGTCCTTTTCATATTCTTCGAGATCTTCCTTCACACGTTCTTTAAAGGAAGGTTGAGATTCAACTGTTACTTTTGGAGGTAACGGCTTTTGTTCAATACTACGGTTAGTGGCTTCAATAGCACCATAACCATCTTTTGTAATATTGACTGGTGGTAAAAGAGCAATGATAAAAATCCCTAAAATAGGGATAGTAGCCCATTTACTTTTATGCTTGTTAATCAGCTTCCAAGAGATAAAAAGAAGCAAACCAATTACGAATACTTGAAAAAGATCAAACCAATAAAATGTCATAATTTTCCTTGGTAAAATAATAGAAGATAACGAAGTAGAACACCTCTCGAGTGAAGAAAAATTAAAAGGAAGTGTTCTAGTAGAGCCAACTAAGCGATGGGGGCAGTAGACTGGGTCTGAAGATCTTCTACCACTGTTTAGTTGGCTCTACAATGGCAGCTATTTCTAACTGCCATGAATATTAAACAAAGTCTACTTCAATGCCTTCATCGGTACGAGTAAACTTAATGTGATCAAATCCCGGCATTTCGATGTCGTATTCATTGGAAACACGTTGCAAGAACTTCTTACACAAACAAGAGAATTCTTCATTAACAAGTTGATCATCACGTTCTGAGTCATCGAGTTTAATGTCAAGAGCCAATGGAGATTCTAAAACACTTAAAGTTGTGTTAATACACAAACTCAATTCGATAATCTCATTCTCAAGTTTTTGACATAGCAACGACTGAACAGCTTCAGGAGCTTTTATAAGTTGGTTTAAGTAACTGTTAATTACTTTAATTGTTTCAACAATACCAGCATCTACAACTTCTTTTTCATTGTAGTCTTTTGGATAACCTTCTGGCGCAGCTTCTTTAAGTTGTTCAAAGTATTGTTCACTTCTTTTGTAGAACACTTCTGGCGTGATAGCTGAGTTTTCCAGAACATTGTTTTCTTCTACGAATGTTATCATTTCTTCATGACTTTCGAATGTCCAGAACAGAAAGAATAAAAACAATGGACGATTATCAAAAGATTGTACTTGTACTGCCAAGTTCATTGCTTGTGCTTTAGTTAGCATAATATTTCCTATTTATTGGGGAGTATAAAAGAAAAAGCCCCGCATAAGCAGAGCCAATAATTAAAGAAAATTATAGTAACCCAAATTAGTTTCTTGTACTTGTTGGGTTAACATTTCTAACTCTACTTCAATTAGAGTATCACCTTCACCAATAGAGTAAGCTTGTAAATTACCAGAAATTCCAATTAAGTTATTATCATTTAAAGTAACTTTTGTTGGAATTCTTGAGCTTAACCGGTAGGTTTTAAACTCTTCAAAGGAATAGTGCATATCATTGTAAATATCACTTTCCCTGAACTCTTCCTCACTCATATCTTTATGTTTGTAGAAAGGATTGGCAATACTAGTAGAAATACGAATAGAATCAGAATTAGTTGATTTAGCTAGTTCATTTTCTAATTGTAATCTTTTAGAGTTATCTTTAAAAGATACAACTTTATAATTAGTTGAACTACTTTTACGTAGATTAGGTACATTCATGACTTCAACAATTGAGTTCAAAGTCTCTTCTGAATGTACTGCCCATTCGTACATGATTTCATTCATGGTATCGAATGTACAAGAATTACGGCGATTGTAAGTAACAAGACTTTCAGTTTTATCAGCAGATAAACCGTATTCTTTTGCTAGTTCTTCAACTACTTCAGTTTCAAGTCCACTGAAGTTGTACAGATAACGCATACGACTAGGACGGTCTCGGAAATAGTTTGATAACATATAGCTTTCGTTATCGATTAAAATCGTAAGACGTTTAGCATTGTTTGTGCCGCTGAAGAATGTAAGCATCTCATCTTGGCGCATTTTTGCCGTAGCAGAATTTGGTCGCTCATCTTCACTCATTTTACTTAAGTGCTTTAAGAACTCGTCAAAGATTACAACACAGTCACCAATTGAGTTGATAAAACTTAAGTATTCTGGAGAAGTACTAAATGTACCTGATACATCAATTACTGGGTAACCTTGGTTGATTGCGTGATTAGCAATTAGATTAGCCAACAGAGTTTTACCGGCTCCTTTATCACCAAATAAGCCAACACCAATAGAATCTTTTTTGTGCTGGTACATATCCCATATACGTGTTTTACGTGATTCAGCATTACCATAAATCTTCTCAGGTAATGAAATAGCTTGGCTCATACGTTCTAAGTAATAACCGCCAAAAGGACCTTCTTTGATTTGGTAGTAAGCAGGTGGAAGTTTGTCAACGATTTGACCTTCTTGTACTACGAAAGGTCTGGCTAGTTTGCCATCAATAGCAAATTTTTTGATGTCTTTTGACATGATAAACCTTAGTTATTTTTTGAGGGTGTGAAGATATTTTCGTATTAATTATGGCAGCTCTGAGGGGATTCGAACCACTACCTATGAAGTCAGTTTTGGCTTTCATTTGTGGCGCAGATTGACACAAACTATTAACCAAAGTTCACCTTCACTAGCCACCCCAATCTAATCTTGATGCTTAGGATTCCGCCGACTCTCGTCTGCGCTGCGAGCGTCCATCAAGCATGATTTGGTGCAGAGCTATAATTAATACGACCTCCCCGAAGGGAGGAAGAACTATTTGATGACAAGGCGTTACCCTTGCTAGCGTGTAGGGTATTAAGCTACTGCTAGATATTGGCTATCATTTGCATTTATAACGATTACCGTATAGTTGCTAGGCGACGACTCCTACTCAACTATGTAATGCGGTGACGGGTGGTGAATTTCCCGCTTGATTAAGTGATCAACCTGTTGCCATCCACTTAATCGCTAGATGAGCGTCAAGGTCAAAGCCTTGACCGATGTTAACTACCAATCACCACTTGGCAATTCACCGCATTGTTGAGTTGGCTTAAAGATTTTCCACACCATAAGTGCTTGTATCGAATGTTGCCTTTAAACCAACTCAAAAATAAGGTAAATAACGTCCCTGTGCGACCACGGTAGGGACAACACCGTTAAGGAGGATTCACATGGCTAAGAACCCCAGGTCTATACAATCATTTCAATAAAACAACCAATTCCAGGCACCGGAGGTGCCATTACCATTCATAGGTATTCAAATGATCATAAACTTTGGCATCTCTATCTAACTCAATTAAAAGACAATCCATATCTAAAGCAAATGCAATTAGATGTGCAATGTCATTAGGTAAGCTTTTAATCAAGTTATCTTGATAGTGTGTATGAAGCTTAATGAAGAAACCTTCATCACGTTTCATGACAGTAAATGGTGTATCACCAGGACTCAAACTATCTAGATACTGCATGGTTTCTAGGCTAATGTGCGAGGTACTTAGAGCAATACATTGGTAGAGTTCAGGTTCTTTCATAAAATCACCTGTTAGTATTTAGACTGGATTGAGTCAAAAATGCCTGATTTTTAACTTTTACAATTCAGGTAAGTTAACTTTTCTAGCAAACTATCATATTTGATTAAAATACGTAGAATTTGATAAAAAATAAAATCCACCTAAGCAGCCGGAGGCTGCCTAAGTGGAAGTTAACTTTAGTTGATTAGCTTAATGCGTATTCAGCATCTTTCATGAGTTGAGCCAGGTTATCTGAACGCTTGATTACTTTAATTGGTTCACCAGTAATCTCAGTAAGAATGCTACTAAGTAGATCACTATCAGCAATCTCAATTAAGATATCGAGATAGTTCTGACGCATATTCTGTACGTAGTTAGGATGACACCAGAATGAATCATGAATGGTAAGAATCTCAAAGCCTTGCTTATGAGCTCTACGCACCATTTCACGTACCACATAGCCATCAATGGAATGCGTAACATTAGCGGCTAAACTAATACCAGATTCCATTGGCCGGTTAACGTATGCTTTGTGGGTGAACGTAGCATGGTCAAGCTCATCTACTTCAATTTTCTTGGTTTCCTCATCCATGACTGGAACATACGCTGTATGCCCATCAGGAAGCGTCCATGAGTGGTAATGAGCATTACCTTGCCAGCAGGACTGGATATCATTCATGACTTCAAGAGCACCGCCTAAGTCTTTCTCAAGCATTTCATTGAAGATTTCAAGCTCTTGAGTATCCTCACCGAATACAAGCTTAGGCTGCTCTTTTGAGCCATAGAACGTAGTCATAATGGGCTTCTTGAGCTTACTACGAGGAATATCATGTCCAATTTCTTGGCTCATGTGTTTAGCTACGCGCTCATACACATCCTCACGTTTACCTGTATTAATCAGGTTTACTGAGTGAGCTGTATCGTGACAACCAATCAGACAAGCCAGTATCTGCAAACCAGATGCTGTAGCATCTAAGCCAATAGGCGTACCGGAAGCGATACCACGTTTAGCATCTTTCCAGGTACGCAACATTTTGGCATACAGAATAGGCTCATCAGCTTCGTTTTCTAAGGCTTCAAGCCCTGACAATGAATGACTATTAAACCAGTTTAAACGCTGTTGCCATGTAAGTTTATCTAAGCCAAAGTGATTAGCTACTGCAATTTTGATGTATTCAAGTGGAGTAAATTGTTGCATTGGATTTTCCTTATAAATCAAATGTAATTAAGACAGAACAGTAAGTAATACTTGAGTTTCTTTAAGCTTCGTATTGTAAAGCTCAGTAAGATGTTTTAATGCTTCATCAGGGTACATATAAATAGATAATTTTTTGTGGTGAGTATTTTCTGAATTAACACCAACTAAACAAGCATCTAATACCCCACGGTAAGAGAAAGTAAAAGAATCCCCAAATATCGTTACACAACGATAAAACCTTATATCTAGGGTACGTTTAACTATGCCAGTAACTAAGAAGGGAACAGATGTAAGTCTCAATGGTTTAACTAAACAGAAAGACTTATTAAGTAAGTGGTCTATTAATTCTGACTCACTAAGTAAATCTTGAGTACAAGCCCAACGTGGTTTAGCTGTAGAGTATGTTTCATTCATATTTAATACCTCAAAACAAATACTGGTTTATCTAGCTTTTTCATCGTATCAATCATGTGCTTAGTGCCTTTGGATTTACCATCCCAAGCGGCTAACAACACATCACTATACTGAGCCATATCAACGTTTCTGCGGTAACCAGCAGACCTACCGTACAACGCCCAGTTAGCTGGAAATTTACGAAGAGGTAAGTTATTTAATTTAGCTATCTCAATCGCACAAGTATCAGCTCCAAGAGCCATGCCAGATACTATTTCTAAGCCTTTTTCAATAATATCTCCGGATTGAATAAGACTATTGATAGCATCAATTAAGTCATCAGTGGCCGTATAATCACGACCACCTGCAATTAGTAATTTCATAGTTTAACTACCTCTTTCTTGGCAAAGTTAATAAGAGCTTTCTTGTATTCAGTACTCTGGATATTGATGTGATAACCCTGTGAATACAGACGACCACGCTTATCGAATTTGTGGGTTAGATAGAACTTATTACCATGATCTAACATCTCATTGTAAACAGTACGAGAAGCTTGTTTCATTTGGGTAAATTGCTCTTGTTTCTGGAGAGTATCTAATGGTTTATTAGGCAACTCTTCCAATTGCAGTACATGGTAATCAAGACTAAGTGCTTGGTTATTCATGAGGTTAATTACATCAAGAGCTAATGGCATATCATGATGATTAACTGGAGTACCAAGCAATAGTGATTCACTAAATGAGTAGTACTGGTAGGCACGGTTATTCATTACCACTATTGGCTTAGATACCATTGGTGGTTGATATCGGATATTAATTAGATGCTGTTTGATTTCATCATCTAACTTCCACAAGGGAATAATCATCATCCGGTTTTCATCGTTTAATGTGGCTACTTCAATATCAAACAAGTCATGCTCGCACATGATACCCATCAATTCAGAAGCAGTCTTAACACCATCAAATATATCTTCAAATCCAAAGGTTGGTGCCATGATACCAGCTACAGATTGCAATGGTTGTGGCTTACCCTCGCGTAATACAACTACCATCACACCAAGACAAAAGTTGAGCAAATTATACTCACTTTGAATAAGGTGCTGTTTACGCAATTGCTTGCTTTCATAGCTACTACTAAGTAACCATTTTTCTATGGACGCAATACAGTCATACACTAGATACATTGTATTGAAGCATGTCTCCAACTCATGCTTAATAAGCTTACGTGCATTTTCTTTGCTGTACTTAAATTCTAATACCATTTGTTGTTTCAATAGGTTTTCAGTAGTCATTGGATTTCCTTACTATCTAATCACTAAAAATAAAGCACCAAGCCCTCCCAATACTGAGAGAGCCTGATGCTACGGACATCAGCTATTAGACACCGAAATCGATGTCTTGCTGTTGTTCCTCTTCGTCAACCACATACACGGTACCTTTCAACTGGAATACAGCTTCAGGATTACTCTTAGCCGCATTGATTAAGCTGCGGTCCAACTTACGACTGATTTCCAATGCAACACCACGACTAAGGCGGTGTTCATTTCCTTGAGCATCAACTACTACAAGGTTCAGGTATGCGTCTGGTTGGTTTGCGTTAGACTGACGAGTTGATTGGGTTTGGTTTGCTTTTTGTAATGCCATAATATTTCTCCGATATTAGAAAGTTATTGAGGGATTATTCCCACTAAATCGCTGAACGCTTTGCGTGAAGCGTCACTTAACAGGTGTGTTTAACAGTTCTTGTTCTTCTTCTTTTACCCAACAGGTACCATCAGCAGTCTCAATATCACTACGAGGGATACCAAGCTTAGTGTACTGAGCTACACATTCAGACTCGGTAATGTACAACTGCAATTCACTGGCAATAATCTTAATCATGTGAACAGCACTAACTACAAATAGACAAATAGAAATTACATACAATGCGATGATACGTTTACTAATCATGCCGGCTCCATAAATACGTTAGTTGGGTTGGATTTAATGTATTGAGCTATTTGTTTAAAGCTCCATCTAGCTTTGTCATTAAGCTCGGTTAAGTTGTAAACAAAGAATTCTGTTTCTGGGTCAACTTCTAAGCTATGTCTCAATGCACCAGAATTAGTAAGAAGCTTTAACTCTTTTCTTACATCTTCTGGCATATAACCACCAATAAGCCTTCTATTAGAAGCAGTTTCATGAGGTCTAAGTAAATGTCGGTTAAGATCTGCGGCCACACCAAGGCAACAGAAACCTGAGCTATCCTGTAAGCTACCAGTAGTCTGTGGATACTCACCAGACTCTAAGGCTATTAACCATTCAAGCTGTTTAGGGCCAATGTTCTGATAAGGCGTAATCTTATTGTCAGCTAAAACTTGCTGAAATTCACCATAGTTTGTTTTATTTAGTGAAACCAGAATCTCACATAAATCTGGATGGCTATCTTTAAGAAAATCTTTGAAACCCATTACATAATTAAAGAACTGTTTACTGTTACGCTTACGTCTTGTTTTACGTGCAACATAATCACCTAATGGTGAATCAGACCAGTAGAAACCTAGCACATCTTTAGAAGGATTCTTACTGTTAATAAAATCAATTAACTCTGCGATATGCGAAGTTTTAAATTGCATAACTATCTCCAATAAAATTAGGAAGGAAGAGAGCCCGAAGGCCCTCTCTGTTAATCTTCAAAGTCATCATTAAAATCGAGGACTAAATCAAAGTGGTCTTCAATAGGTAATTCAAACTCATAGTTATCAATGAATGCTTCTTCGATTGGTGAATCAATTGCTTGTGCTGTCATTTGAACCTCCAGTGCTAACACCTAAATCTTGAGCAATGTAGCAATACACATCACTCGGTTTATTTGCTTCATATTGCTGTAGCTCTTTCTCCATGAAGAGAGGAGTACAGGTTATATGTTTAACAGTTGTTTCACTGTTGTCTGTACCAATAGCTACTATCTTGTAGTTATGCTTAAAGGCCATAAGTAACTCCAATTAACAAGTTATTACCATTGATTCGCTGAACGATAGTGAAGCGTTAAGGACAGATTAAGGAAATGAGTGAGCAGACTATTACCGAACAGGTTCGGAGATAAAAAACTAAGATGTAGGTTAAAAGGTAGTGAATCACACCAAATATTAGTGTATTTCGCCAACTCTATAGTGAGAGAGCGAGTGAGAGAGATTAAGAAAGGAAAGGATATCTTTCTGTTTAATCGTACTATCTATGAAAGTGTAAGAGTGTAGGAAAAAAATAGAGGGAGCCGAAGCCCCCTAGTATTAATCTTCACTTAGCTCACGGATACGAGCTTGAATCTGGTTTTCGATGTCAGACTCTTTAAGGTTACGTTTCTCAAGTTCAGCTTTATACTTCGCTTGTGAATCGGCGTAGTAGACCTTAGATGTATTACCAACAGCCATTGATGCAACGTGAGCTGCACGGAATAACTCATAGAAAGTACCAAACAAAGCGCCAAGCATCTTAAAGAAGTTCATAGTATTCTCCTAGTAATTAGTAGCAGTATTGCCGTTAGATAGACGACGAGGAACGAGGAGTCTTAGTGTAAGGTGGGGTAGGGTCTGATAAGAGTAAATGGCAGATTAGACCCCGGGGGGTATTCCGATTTTATTTAGCTCAGAAGAGACAGTACTGCTACCGTACTTAATTATGAAAAAATTACCCTATGCAAAATTGTCTCAAAATATAATAAAAATGTGGGATATTTGCGGCCTATTTAAGCCACTGTAAGCTTTTCTTCCTTGGTTTGATGAAGTATGCTCAATTTTATTTTATTGGCTTAAAATCGCTTTAAGGAGCTTGTATGGGTAAGAAGATTCTACCGGCTTATATTGTACGTATGAAAGATGAACTGTATGCGTTAGATGATAAGCTGTCGTTAGCCGAGGAGTTCCGTGAGACTCATATATTTAGTTCCTTGGCTCAAGGGGAGCAGAACTTATTAAATCAGCAGATAAAGCATATGAGAAGTTATGCTGATGTACTGGCTAAGAGGATTGAATTAGCAGAAGCTAGGAAATAGCGCAGCGGTTGTGTTGCAAAAAACACCCTTGGGTGTTTTTCTGCATAAGCCCGCAAGCGGTAGGATTGATATTAGTTGATAGTAGAGAAGGCGAAGCCCAGGACAGGAGGATAGGCTGGGGGCGAATGAAATGAGTTGGAAGGTCGGCAGTCATCCGACAAGTCTTTTGGGTAGTCTTATATTGTTAATCATCTGTGAGGATCGTTAATGTATGAGCCTATATGGGTGTATTTAGCTCATGGTTAAGCCAATGAGTAAGGTATGTAATCATAGATGATTCTGATAAAGGTAAATTAGCGATAATCACCAGTGATTACTCTATGTGGCTAATCATCTATGAGGATCGCTAAAATATGAGCCTTGAACTTTGTTTTTGGATCATCTATGATTCGTTTTACCATTCTCATGATCACAGGTGATAATAATGCTAGTAATCCAACAGCCTAGAAACAAGTTCACAAAGGTAAGCAGACAAGTATTGTTCAATAAAGAGTTAAGCCTTGGTGCCAAGGTATTGTACAGTACACTATGTTCACTGAAGCCAGGGCAGAACTATACTGATAATTACTTGATTAAAGCTTTGGACATCTCTAAGCCAACACTTACAAGATGGAAAGCTGAACTCAAGAAAGAAGACTTAGTGTTGATTAAACAAGTTCATAGGAATGTATTCTTTACCTTTGTTGGTTTACCAGATTACCCGGCTAGTAGATTGTATGCAGAGTACCAAGTACATAAAAAGATACTTGAAGAAGGCGAAGTGTTTGAAGATTGATAAATACTTAATATAGCCTATATACTAAACCCATCTAGTAAAACAGGTGGGTTTTTTATATGTCCAATACAAGTACAGGTCTACAAACAATTCCTGACCATAAAGTTCCATTGACCAAGAATGAGTTTAAACAAGCTTTACCTAAACAGGTTAGGGGAGCTGTATCGGACCAGTTAGTTAATGGGGTTAATCAATTATTAAATGATCCTGAGTTAGCTGAGAACTATAGAGATAACTTATTGGGTTATGTAAGTGTACTACAAGATGGCAAGTATAAGCTTACTGACTACATGAATGCTGTACGGTACGTAAGCCATAAGTTGTTAGGTGACTCAAATATTCAGGCTTATTCTAAGACCTTCCCAGACCGTATTGCTCGGTTTCAAGCAGATGGTAAAGACGCTAAAGCAATTAGTAGCTTTGTAGCAGCCTACAACAAAACCAAGCTTGTTAATGCTATTTTTGAGCAGACACTTATTCCTACTCATATTTTGAATGCTGACTTACACCAGAAAGCTATCAATGTGCAGGCAGAACTCATGATGACTGCTAATAGTGAAAAGGTACGCTGTGAAGCTGCTAACAGTTTGTTGAGCCACTTGAAGCCACCAGAAACTAAGCAAGTTCAGTTGAATGTGAACCATGAGGTTAAAGAGGGCTCTGCGATTGATGAACTACGTAAAGCTACTGAGGAATTGGCAAAGCAGCAACGGGAAATGATCGCTAGTAAGCAAATGACTGCACAGCAAATTGCCCATTCAAACATTATAGAAGGTGAGGTAGAAGATGCAGAGTTTTCCGGATAATGCCGTAGCGTCAGAAGAAATCATTAAAACTAAAACCGTAGAGGAATGGCTTAATGGTGTAAGCTACCAAGATGATACTGATTATGTACCTGGTGAGTTTGCCTTATTGTTCATTAACTTCATCAAGATGGTTAATGGGGGGGAAGGAGAGGAAAACAAAACACCGGTACTGCATTACAGAATGTTAGATCAGGTGGCGGGTAAAGAAACCAATATTGCAAATATGGTTCACCGGGGGGCTGCTAAAACTACAGTACTGGGTGAGTACTTGTTTCTGTATATTGCTACCTACGGAGGTATTCCAGATTTTGGCAGAATACCTTTGGCCATTTACGTATCAGACAGCATCGATAACGGTGTTAAAAATATGCGAAAAAACTTAGAGTTCCGTTGGGAAGAGTCAGAGTTTTTGCAGAAGTATGTTCCATACACTAAGTTCACAGATATTCGATGGGAATTTAGGAATATTGATGGACAGAAGTTTATCGTAAAAGGGTACGGAGCCAAAACAGGTGTACGTGGTGCTAAAGAGATGGGTAAGCGTCCTTACTTAGCTGTACTCGATGACTTGATATCGGACGAAGATGCTAGATCACCAACGGTGATCGCAAGCATCGAGGACACGGTATATAAGGCAATTGATTACGCACTACATCCTACCCACTATAAAATCATTTGGTCGGGTACTCCCTTTAACGCCAAAGATCCATTGTATAAAGCAGTTGAATCCGGAGCCTGGAAAGTAAATGTATACCCGGTATGTGAGAAGTTCCCTTGTAGTAAAGAGGAATTCCGGGGATCTTGGCCAGATCGTTTTACTTACGAGTACGTCAAGAAGAAATATGATAAAGCCCTCAAGGCTGGCAAGATTGATACTTTTAATCAGGAGCTCATGTTAAGAATCATGTCTGATGAAGATCGCATGATTGAAGATTGTGATATACGTTGGTATAGGCGAAAGGACCTTATTGCTAACAGGTCTAGTTTTAACTTCTATATTACCACTGACTTTGCTACTTCAGAAAATACAGCCAGTGACTACAGTGTAATTGTAGTTTGGGCCATAAATTCCCAAGGTGACTGGTTCTTAGTAGATGGTATGTGTAAGCGGCAGCTTATGGATAAGAACATAGATGCCTTATTCAAACTGGTACAAAAGTACCGCCCAATGAGCGTAGGTATAGAAATTACTGGGCAACAAAAAGGCTTTGTCTCCTGGATTCAAAGTGAAATGATGAGACGAAATGTTTGGTTTACTATGGCTTCATCTAATAACAGTAAAGAGCCCGGTATTCGCCCTAATACCAATAAAATGGAGCGATTTAATGTAGTAGTTCCTTGGATTAAATCTGGTCGAGTTAAGTTCCCTAAAGAAATGGAACAAACTGATCTAATGGTAGAAATTTTAGATGAACTAAAACTAGCTACACCTAAAGGTTTTAAATCTAAACATGATGATGCTATTGATAACATTTCTATGTTGCCTTTATTAGGGGCCTGGAAGCCTTCAGAGTCTGCAGGAGACTGGAGCAAACAAGAGGATGATATGTGGGCCATAGATACTGATGATGACTCATCTGTATCTTCACTGGACTCTTATATTGTTTGATGCCTTAAAATCGTACTATACTCTACTCATGTGAAACCGTGGGTAGAGTACTATGCTATTAGGTGAATTTTTAGAAGATCTTGCTGTAGGTGAACTTAGTAAGATTAACTTTGGTGATAATACTGAAGAAGGTTTAACTGAATATAACTACAAAGAAATAATTAAACACATTAACAGAGGTATATATCAGATCCACACTAGATTTGATATCAACTTTGCTGAATTCTTTTTACAGCAGTACTCTCATATTCAGTTTTATAGGCTGACTCCTGAGTACGCACAAACAAACACTGAATCCTCACAACCAATTAAGTACATTGAAGATAGCCCAGAAAATCCTTTTGATCGTGAAATTATAAAGATAACTGGGGTGTTTAATGAACTTGGCGAAGAATTGCCGTTAAATGATGATAATGCAGAAAATGGTCTATTTACCCCAGAGATTGACCTACTACAAATTACTGCCCCCAGTGATGAGAATACTTTATCATTTATTTATCGCCCGGCCCCCAAGAAGTTGCTTAGTGATGGGGATGAATACTTATCTCAAAAGTTAGACTTACCCCGGATCTTCCTAGAAGCACTTGAGTACTACATACTTCACAAAGTAGTTAGTTCTCGTGAATACCTAGACAATGCGAATGACTCCGATAAGTATCTTTTAATGTTTGAAAGAGAGTTAGCTAGAATCATTAACGAAGATTTATATATTAGTGACAACACCACTAATATTAAATTAACTCAAAATGGGTGGGTGTAAGAATGGCACGTAAACCAACAATAAAATCTGTTAATGGCCCAATAGGTCAGTTTATTGGTTCTTCCTACGATATAGTTAAAAAGGTATACGATAATCTACCTTTGCTAGAATCAATTAACCAAAATGCGGAAAATATTACCCAGCAAGCTGAAAACGCTGTTGTAGAAGCTAATGCAGTATTAAGTGCAGTTGAATCCACACAAAACTCAATTAACCAAACACAAACAGAAATAAATAATACTGCCAGTGAAGTTGATGCAGATAAGGTAGCAGCGGAAAGTGCTGCAACATATGCAGAACAATCAAAATTGGATGCAGCTACAAGTGAATCTAACGCTGCAACATCAGCGTCTAATGCTGCCAGCAGTGCTAGTGCAGCTAATTTGAGTGAACAATCCGCAACAGCCGCTGCAACTAGTGCAAATAGCTCAGAAGCTGCTGCTTCACAATCAGAACAAAATGCTAGTGTAAGTGAGATAAACGCAAAAGCTTCAGAAACTGCAGCAAAAACAAGCGAAACTAATGCTTCCCAAAGCGAGTCTAACGCCCTAGCAAGTGAACAAGCGGCGTTAATCAGCAAACAAAACGCAGCATTAAGTGAAGCAAATGCGGCTGACTCAGAAGAACATGCTTTAGCAAGTGAGCAATCAGCTTCACTTAGTGAAACTAAAGCGCAATTATGGGCTGAAGAAAGTGAAAATATTGAAGTAGAAACTGGTGCGTATTCTGCAAAACATCACGCATTAAAATCTGAAGAATCAGCTTCAAACTCTGCTCAAAGTGCTTCTAGTGCTCAAACCAGCGCTTCAAATGCTTCTACTTCAGAAAATAACGCATCAGATAGCGAATTAGCAGCCAAACAAAGTGAAGATAATGCGTTAACCAGTGAACAAAATGCTGCAACAAGTGCGACAAATGCAAGCACTAGTGAAAGTGCGGCAGCTTCATCTGCATCTGCTGCTAGCGTGAGTGAACAAAATGCACTAAATAGTGCACTTAATGCGTTATCTAGTGAACAAGCTGCTGAATCAGCCTTATCTACCTTCAGAGAAGTTCATTGGGGAGCATATTCCACAGAACCTACACAAAGCCCAAATGGTAATGCACCTGCTGCCGGGAACATGTATTACAATACAAGCAGTGAAATTCTATTTTACTATGATGGCAACAAATGGGTAGATTTTACTAGAATCTCTGCGGATAACAAAGCTAAGCTTAGCCGGATTGAGGCCCAAGCTAAGCTCGATGAATCTGCTACGTTAATAATGGACTATGCGAACAATAAATACCAAGTGTATGAGCAATTTGAAGGTAAGGTTAGTAAACTAGCTCCACAGATACAGACCTTTACGCGTTCAAGTGAAAAAACGGGCAGCACCCCTAAAGGCGTTGGCACAGTAACTGTTAACCAACCGGTTATTGAGTTGGGTAAAGGAATCTCGATACACGAGCAACAAACTAATTTGTTTTCTACTAACAGTACTTCGGGCTTTGCCGTTGGTCGCTCGTCTAGAGTCTCGTCAGAAACCGTTCGAGGTGTTGATGGTTTTGTATATAGAGGTAATTCCGGTGAAGTTAACCCATTAATTATTAATAACCAAGTTACCGCTATTACGGTTGGCAATACTTATAGTTTCTCCATATATGTACAAAAAAGAGAATCTGACGAGTGCGAGATTGTGTTAGCTACTAACGGTGCAGCGGCTAATGGGGTCAAAGTATTATTCAATTTCTCTGATGAAAGCAGTTTTGTAGTTTATAACAACACTGAATATATGAGCTTATATGATTTTTCATACGAAAAACTATCAGACGGTTTTTATAGGCTTATGTTAACAGGGACACTAGTGACAGGAATATCCTTATTTTGTCTTCTTTATTGGGAAGATGAAAAAGATATATGGGCTGGTGGAGCACAACTCGAAGAAGGAACGTTCTCATCTCCACTTATTCCATCGAACGATACGCAAGAAACGCGCCAGGCTGATTTTTGTACTATTGACAATATCGACCAAAGTAATTGGTGGAACCCAAATGAAGGTACGTTTGTTGTCGAGTTTGAGAGCAAAGGAATTGCAGCGGTGGGTAATGCTAGTGCTGCTTTCTACGCATACAGCAGCTCCCCTTCCTTGGATGCGATTACTGTCAGAGTTCTTACGTCTGGCCTTTTAAATGCGTTTATTTCGGATTCATCTGGCAACACAAAAACGTTAGAGTTTGGAATAACAGATTCTTTTAATAAGAAAATTAGGGCTGTCTTATCTATAGGTAACGGGGTGCTAAAAGCAGTAGCAAACGGAGGTGCGGTAAACAGTGTTACAACAGGAATACAGCAGCCTGCTCCTCTACTTTTATCAGTTGGTGGCAGGAAGACAGGCGGTCAAGAGGTTAACGGTACAATAAAATTTATCGCCTACATACCAAAAGCTGTGTCTGATACACAATTACAGAAGCTTAGCACATTATGATACCCGACATTATTAGACCAATAACAGAGGAATAAGTCATGGCATTAAAAGATTATAAGAAAGGAAACTATGGGTTGGAGAGTATTGTTGACAGGCTTGAAATTAACAACAAACTCGTAGATGAAGAATTAACTAAACGAGACTCGTCATTGGTTGCTGACTTTGCTGGTGGTGATTATCGTGTTGACTCTAACCAGGGCCGACTTAACAATCAAGGGTTTATCGACCTGTTACAGTTTACACGTAATAGTACTAAGACAGCTTTTAATCGTATAGGTAGGTTGATTGAGGTTGGTGTGAATCAACCCGCATTTGAATACGATCCTGTTACAGGCGAACCGTTGGGGATTAGCATTCACGAGCAGCGGACTAACTTGCTTTTATGGAGTGGGGATTTTACACAAGAAACTTACAAAGACTCAAGCATCACTATAACCCCAAATTATGGGGATAGTCCTTTAGGGGTAGGCACATCAACTAGAGTACAGTTTTCCGAACCAAATACAGTTTTTAGAAAACTTACAACTTCACTATTATCTGGTGAAACTGCTACAGGGAGTGCTCTAATTAAAGGCGTCAAGGGGGAGACTATAAAAATTGATGGTTTATCTAACCCACAACCTAGCGCTTTTATAACTTTAACTGGCGACTGGCAATATGTATATTTTACTGGGGTGACTGATAGTAATGATTCGGTCAATTTAAGCACTTATACTGGGGTCACAGCAAGAGATATTGAAGTTGCTTTTATGCAATTAGAAAAAGGCTCATTCCCTACGCCTTATATTCCCACACAAGGGTCGCAAGAGACACGCTCATACGATACCTGTATTATCGAGGATGTCGATCAAAGTGATTGGTGGAATCCAAACGAATGTACTTTTATTGCTGAATTTAAAGTAGACGGGGTACAAAACCAACAGACTATTCTAGGCTCTGAAGTAGACCAACGCATTATCTATAATGGTGGTGGGAGTGGTGAAATAGGATGTTTTGATGGCTCAACTTTTACATCATTTAAAACACCCGACGTACCTATCGAAGCAAATAAAAATTATATTTGCGCTATAAGTATAACGCCAACGTCAGTTTCTGGTTGTATAAATGGTAATGATGTTATAACAGGTCCACATAACGGCAGATTATTAGATATTAGCAGACTCGGTGTAGGAAGGCGTTTGTCTGGTTCTTTTTTAAACGGTACAATAAAGCAAGTCCTCTATATACCACACGCATTACCAGACGAAAAATTACAACAAGCGAGTACACTATGAAACCAGATATTATAGGAAAAATACCGAAACAAGCAGCTACTTTTAATGAACAAGGGGAGGTTATTGAGCCGGCAATTTATAAGGATGGTTGGCACGTTAATTTCACTCAAGAAGTTCCTGAGCTTGCTGATTATAAATGTGACCCTCAGCCGGTAACGCCTTATCGTGTTTATCAGGGCGGTATACGCCCAGTATGCTATAAGTTTAAAGACAAGGCTGAGTGGGAAGCGGTTAACCCATTTAAAGTTGAGGAAGATATAATGGGTTAAGCTAATTACTATAGGCAACTAATTAGTTTGTTTAGTTGCCTATGGTTTTTTGTCGTCTTAAAATAAAATCAAATGTCGTCAATAATTGGAGCTTGTTGTGGCTGAAGAGTTTACAGAATGGCACAAAGAAGAATTAAAAGAGCATGATCTAAAACTTCAGCAAACACTAACTGACATAGCTGTTCATAAGAAACAGATAGATACATTAGAAAGTGGACACAAAGAGTTAGAACAGCGATTGATCGAACACAAGGTCAAAAGTGAAACTACTACTGAGCAGCTAATGATTGATGTGCATACACTAAAAGAGAGCTTTTCTGGTTTTCGCGGAGAAATCAAAGGAAGCCTAAGTTCTCTTAAGTTTTTCATTCCTTTGGCCATTACAGCAATCTCAGGAATAGCCGGGGTTATTGTATGGCTTTTATCTATAACAGGGAAAGCAGATTTATGATTAAAGCCGATATTGTAGTAAAACGAGCATATTTTAAAGAATGTACTTTGTCTCGGGTACTCACAAAAACGTTTGATTGTTTTGGTTTAGAGTTACCTTGGCTTGATAATTTACAGGATAAATCTTGTATCTCTGAAGGTACTTACAATTACGAAATAGCACCTAGCCCTAGATTAAAAGGTAAGCCTGTTATTTGGCTTCAAAAAGTTCCTGACCGTACTGCAATCCAAGTACACCCGGGCAACTATACACGACAAATTCTTGGTTGCCTTATAGTAGGTGATCGAATTATGTATTTGGATGGGGATGATATTCCTGATGTAGGTAATAGCGTAGAGACTTTCGAAAAATTGCTCGAAGCTATCCCTTCTAAAGGCACCATCCAATTTACTACAGCATCTCAACCTGGTGTTGGTGTTTATAATTAGGAGAGTACTATGGGCTTATTAAGTAAGATTGGGAATTTTTTAACCGGTAATTTAGGCGGTAAAATTATTGAAGGAGTTAAAGAGTATTTTCCTCCTTCTATGTCAGACAAAGAAAAAGCTGACTTAGAGCTAGCTATTAAACGTGCTACCGATGAACATGAAATAAAACTGTTAGCCATTGCAGCAGAACAAGACGCTGAGTTTAATGAGCGTATTAAAGAGATGGAAGGAACTGCCAAAGACCTTAAACAGTTTGGTTGGCTTGGTCGTATTGTCTTATTCTTGCGTGGTTGTCAACGTCCTATCTGGGGCTTTATTACCATTTATATGGATATCATGTGGTTTAGTGGTAAATGGCCTGAAATGAGCGAACAACAAGAATCCGCGTTATGGATGGTAAATGTATTGGTGCTTGGCTTCTTATTTGGTGAACGGGCTATTAAGAATGGTATGCCTGTCATAACTAAATTCATGGAAGCCAGAAAAGAACAAAAAGGGGTGTAAGATGCCTGCAGGTGTATATGACTTTCACGTAGAACAAGGTGTAGCAAATAAGTTCTCTATTGAATACCGTGCATCAGATGGTACTGCTAAGGACCTCACAGGATACTCTGGACGGGGGCAGGTAAAACTTAAGATGTCTGATTCTCAACCATTGGCAGAATTTGAGGTAACCATCACTGATCCTTTGCTAGGTAAACTGGATGTTGCATTGCCTGCAGCAGCTTTGAAAGGTCACACATTTAAGGCTAGTGATTACAAAGACAAAGTTAAAGGTGTCTATGATATTGAGCTTTACAAAGACACCAGTGATGAAGAAACTATCCGCATCTTGAATGGTAATATCTTTATTTCTCCGGAGGTAACTAAGTAATGGCCGATGTTGTTATCAATGATGAAGCAAACATAACAGTTATTTCTGAAGAGTCTCAACCCAACTCAGTTACTATTGATGAAGCTGGGACTACTTCTGTAGTCTCAGTAACTGCTGAAGGAGATAATGTAGTTGTAAGCTCAGAAACTTCTCCTGCACTTCTCATGATAACAACAGGTGGTAGTGCCTATATTTCTGCTGTTAATGATGGATTCGTAGGTACTGAAGTTGAATGGCTTTATGAAGTAATTGATAGCCGGGCAAGTGTCACATACGTTGATGATATGCGGGCCCAACTAGATGATAATATTGCTGCCCAGAACAATGAATTGCGACAAGTCATTGCAGATGAAAATTACACACTGAGCCAAAATATATCTAATTTACGAGCAGAGTATAGTGGAGTAGCTTCTGCGATTGATTCTGTAGAATTGGCTCTATCTACACAAGAACAAGCTCTTACACAAACAGAAACTACATTACGTGCTGATTTTAATGATAGAATTAGTTCGGAAGTTTCTACTATTAATACTGCTATTTCTAATGCTAATGAAGCTATAGCATCAACTGAAACCCAACTTAGAGCTGATTATGCAGCCGATATTAGTTCAGCAGTCAATACACTCAATACTGCTATATCTAATGCAAATCAATCAATAGCTAGTACCGAATCAACGTTAAGATCAGAGTTTGAAGGTGGTATATCTGGGCTAAATACAGAGTTACGAGCAGTAATAGCAACTGAAAATTCTGTACTAAATCAATCCATAAGTAATCTACAAAGCTCACTTACAGATGATATTACTGCGGTAAATAACTCTCTATATTTGGCTTACACAGATCTAGAGTCTTCCGTATCTCAACGTATTGATAATATGGAAACTGAGTTTAACGGCAAGTACGCCACCATATCTTCAATGCAGACTGCTATCAGTAATTCTGAGCTTTCTATGGCTTCTCAACGTGATCTATTGGAAGCCAGAGTTAATGACGAAATCAGCAGCAAGATCGACACAGTTAATTTAGCCATAGCTGGCGAGACTTCCGCCAGAACACAAGCTATCACCAGTTTACAATCTTCACTAGATAACCAAACTCAAGCTAATACTAATTTGATATTACAGACTAACAGTAACCTTGATGGTGTTACTGAAGCTGTAGCAGGATTCCGTACTGCAGTTACTGGGGGCACTAATAGCCAGTCTGAAGCAGAACTTAGGCTAAGTAGTTTAATAGGCCCTGAAGGCGAATTAGTGTCCCGGGCATACCTTGGAACTAGTAATACTGTAGATGGTATGACTACGATTACTGGTATTAACGTAGGTGGTGTAGAAAATGGTTTGGATTTCCGTGGCAATGTTATTCGTTTCAGAGCTGCCAATGGTGTACCTAAACTGTACTGGGACACTATCGATACTAATCGTTTAGTTATTGATGCAAAGTTAGTACTAGGTGATGGCCACATAATCAATAATTATGATGATATTAAAGGAGCTAATGCAGCTCATTATTATATCCGCCCTATAAACGGTACAGCGATTAAAAATAATACTGGCACATTGACAGTAGAAAGCCGCAAATCTGAAAATGGCGTTGATGAACTGTTTGGTGATTTACGTGTAAAAGACTCTACAACCTTACTAGGGTCAAGCCATACATTCAATGCAGGTGATATTACAGATTCCTTAATTGTAGAAATGCTTGTTAATGATGAAGTAGTAGACACCATTACCCTAGCAGATATTACTGATGGTTTAGACGGCACAGATGCTGTTATTGGCTTTATAGAAGCAGAACGAAGAACATGGACGCAAGCTAAAAATAATGGAGCATGGCCTACAGATACTGATAATTCTGTTGTCGCTCGATTCTATAAGAAAGGACAAGAAATAGCTTATCATGAGGGTGTAGTAACACTTACACCTGGTGACGGTAACTTATTCTTCAGTGGTGGCTTAGAAAGTGGCGGGGTAAATGTAGTAGTAAGTGGTGAGGGTACAAAAGATCTTACTCTTACATTTACCCATGTAGATAGTGGTATTCAAATATTTGAAACGTTTAGTGCTGTGTCTTCTGGATACAAAGGTGATAAAGGTGATCCGGGTGATGATGGTGATGATGGTGTTGATGGGACAGATGGTAATTCTGTCTTAGTTGTTTACGCTGATGATTCTGTGGGCACTAATCAAAGCCTTATACAAGACAATAAAGAATATGTTCAGTATGTGGAATATGTAGGAACTAAACCAACTCTGCCTGTAAGTGGTAATTTTGTTAAGTTTATAGGTAACCCAGGACCCAGTGGTCAAAGTATTTGGCCTATATATGCAGATGACTCTTCAGGAAGTGGTCAATCATTTAGTGCTGTAAATAAGACATGGGTTACATTTTATGAAAGCATTTCCCAACCTACATTACCTGTAACAAACCAAACTTTTGTACGATACGTTGGAAAAGATGCTCCTACTGTCTTGCTTCAATATTCAGATAATGGAGTAACTTGGAGCAATACTTATACCACATCCAATAAGTACATGAGATCTAGTACTGATGGAGGCAATACTTGGTCACCGGCTCAAAAATTCATAGGTGAAAATGGCGATAATGGCTCTTACGTCGAGTTCCAGTTTGCTAAAAACACTAGTAGCACCACACAACCAACATCAGGCTGGCAAGACGGACCTCCTACAATCTCAGATACTGAGTTTTTATGGATGCGTTCTAGAAACGTAGACAAAGATGGAAATGCAGGTAGTTGGAGCTATTCCCGTATATCTGGGGTACAAGGCCCTAGAGGTTACATAGGAGCCGCAGGAGCCGGTTTTTACGGTGGCACATACGATACAATAAATTGGACAGTTTCTGTAGCTAATAGTCGCTTACAGGCTTTAGCAGGAAGAACTGTAGTTTCTGGGGATATTCTAAGCCAAACCAATACTGCAGGAACCTCTACTGAGTCTAAGCAATATAATGGATCTGCTTGGGTAGAACCTGCTTTACAGGTAAATGGATCAATAATCGCTTCAGGTACTGTAGCAAGTAATCATCTAATTGCAGGGATATCATTAACTGCACCCAGTATAACCGGTGGTGATATCAATATTGGTTCAGGTACTTTCGTAGTTACTAACACAGGGCAAGTATCTATTGAGAGTGGTTCAATTGATATTAATTCAGGCAATTTCAGTGTAGATACTTCAGGTGCTTTAACTGCAAAATCTGCAACGATAACCGGTGGAAGTCTGAATATTAATAACAACTTTGTTGTGGGAACTGATGGGAGCCTAACAGCTAAGAAAGGATCTATTGATATTGGCTCAGGTAAATTTGTTGTCAGTACTTCTGGAGCTCTTACAGCAACAGAAGCCAGTATAAAAGGGGCAATTGAATCTGGCTCAACTATCACTGGTAGTACTCTTACTGGCGGCATTGTAAGGACTGCTACTAGTGGGTATAGAGTAGAATTGGACGGTAATAGTGCTTACCCTTTATGGTTTGGAACAGGTACCAAAAATGCAGCTAATGGGCTTCTGTACGCAGATAATAATGGGGGCCTATTTGCGAAGAATATCGATATATCTGGGGATTCTGTATTTTCTGGTAGAGTAATAATTGGTGGCACAAGTTTAGATTCAGTTTCTGACATCGACTCTGCTATCAGCACAAATAAAATAAAACCCAGTTTAAATTGGAAAGTAGGCACTAGTGGTAGTCAAGGTTTGTTTTCCCAAAATGGCTCTACACCTGAAAACCATATTCGATTACTTGAAGGACCTTTTGGAATATTAGAGCCTGTATGGGAAGCCACTGGGGGTGACAATGCGTCTGATGGTGGTTGGAACACTGGATCTATTCCTATCGACCCAAATAAGAGTTATAGAAATGCCGTTTGGATGAAACAAGTAGGTGGTACAGCTAACTCATTATACTTGGGATGTGACCAATCAAATACTTTGAACCTTGATGACACAGTAAATACTAACCCATACCATTGGTCTGGTGATTTACCTCAAAGGGATAAATGGTACCTAGTTGTAGGCATTATTCATGGTAATAACTACACAGGTGGTTACTCAGGTGTGTCTGGTATTTACGATCCAGAAACAGGAGAAAAAGTTAGCTCAATTGCTGAGTTCAAGAACGATACAGGAAGCTACCAAAAACAGCGAGTGTATCGGTATTATGTGACTGAGCCTTCACATACTGCACAATTTGTTAGACCTCGATTTGAGGAAATAAACGGGGAGGAACCTTCGTTAGGTACACTTATTGGTAGAATCCCTAAAGATGGAGAGACTGGACCACAAGGACCCCAGGGCCCTCAAGGTGTACCTGGTACGGATGGTGTAACTACATATACATGGATTCGATACGCTGATTCAATAACCGGTGCAGGGATATCCAACGACCCTACAGGTAAGGAATATATTGGCTTTGCTTATAATAAAACTACTGCCTCTGAAAGTAATAATCCAAGTGATTACTCTTGGGCGTTGATTAAGGGTGAGCAAGGGGTACAAGGACCTCAAGGTCCAGACGGGGAGACTCTTTATACTTGGATTAAGTATAGTGATGTTTCTGATGGAACAGGATTATATGACCTTCCAACAACAAATACCCAGTATATTGGTATAGCAGTTAATAAAGATACTCCGGTGGAATCTACTAATAAAGCTGATTATGTCTGGAGTAAGTTCAAGGGTGAACAAGGTCCTCAAGGCGTACCAGGAGAACCAGGCGCAGACGGTCAAGTTTACTACACTTGGATACGTTATGCTGATGGACCAAACGGTGAAAGCATTAGCAACGACCCATCTGGCAAAACTTACATGGGCCTTGCGTACAACAAGACAAGCCCTACCGAATCTAACGATCCTGCTGATTACTCTTGGACACGTTTCCGTGGTGAAGACGGTACTGATGGTGTTCAGGGACCACCAGGGGAAGACGGCCAGACAACGTATACATGGATTGCGTATTCTAATAACGCTAACGGCTCTGGGATGTACCAGACGCCAAATAGCAATACAAAATACATCGGTATCGCTACAAACAAGACCACGGCAAGTGAATCTAGCAATCCAAGCGACTACACATGGTCACTCTTTAGAGGTGAGGATGGCGCTCAGGGCCCACAAGGACCTGCAGGGGTAGACGGTTCAGATGGCGCAAATGGTGCAGGATTTTATGGGGGTATATACTCATCTATTTCCTGGGTAACAAGTACCGCTGACTCAAGACTGCAATCACTAGCAGGCAGAGCGCCAGTAGTAGGAGATATTTTAGTACAAAATACCAGTGGAGGGGCTTCAGAAGCTCGACAACGAAATGCTAATAACAGTTGGGGCCAAGTTGCCCTGCTAATTAACGGAAGCATGGTGGCAACTGGAACTCTTGCTGGCGACCGACTAATAGCCGGCACTGAGCTAAATTCACCAATTATTAAGTCAGGTAGGTTAGAACTGGTTGGCAGCAACTACATGAGCATACAGACAGCCAGCGCGTTTGGGCCTAACAACCTTCTCGAATGGAAAGGTCCACGAAATAGCTTTACGTATGACGAGACTAACCAACTAGTGAATTTTGATGCCCTAACCAAAGCCAACGCGCTTGCTTATTTCAGCGAAGATGGTGATCAGTATTTTGGTGGCTCAATTACTGCTGGTACACTTAAAAATGCAATACAAAACTCAACCATAGGCTCACCTGTTGACGTTGTACTAGGTCCGTTTGGTTCAAATGGTGGCATTATTGAAATCAAAAGCTCAATTGCTGTATCAGCTCTAAGAAACATTCCTAATGGTGGTCAGCCGGTCGGTATAGGTGACCCGACAGCAACCCTCAAACTTTACAGGCAAACCTCAAGCGGTGAGATACTGGTTTCTTCACATACCATCCAGGGCTCATATATAGCTTATGGAGGCACCACTAAATACAAAGAGGAATGGAACCTTAATGGTTCGTTCACGTTTACAGATTCGCTTCAGACCACAACAGATAGGACATACAGGCTAGAGGTTACTCACTCAGTACCTACATACAACAATACTCAACGCTTATCAATTATTTCGGAAGAAGCTTGAGTATGCTGTGAAGAGCAAATAAGTGACTGTCTCTAATGACAATGGACAATGCAATATTTGGTAAGTACACTTAACTAAAACTAATTAGTAGGCTTAAAGATGGTAGAAGAAAATAGTACTAAACCTAAAACAGAAAGCCCATATGTTCATTCACCTTTAACTGAGTGGGAAAATGAGCCTACTGTTTTAGATCTAAAAGAAGATCTCCAAAATGCACAATCAGACCATAATGCAGCAACCCAACGTATTAATAGTTGGCTTGATCATTTAAACATTACTGGTGAAGCTAAACCAAAAACAAAGAAAGGTCGGTCTAGTATTCAACCTAGGCTAATCCGTAAACAAGCTGAGTGGAGATACTCTTCACTTAGTGAGCCTTTTTTGAGTACCCCAGATCTGTTTGATATCAATCCAGTAACATACGAAGATAAAGCTGCAGCACAGCAGAATGCTTTATTACTTAACAACCAATTCAATACCAAACTAGATAAAGTAAAGTTTATTAACGAGTATGTGCGCACTGGTGTAAATGAAGGCACGATTATCGTTAAGTTGGGTTGGGAAAACGAAGAAGAAGATTACGAAGAAGAAGAACCAGTATTTGAATTACGACCTGCGAAATCACAAGAAGAAATTGCAGCTATTCAATCATTGGCTCAAATGGCTCAAGCTAATCCTCAACAGTTCCAGCAGGAAATACCAGTAGAATTCCAAGAAGCTCTGACAATGAGTATGCAGAATAATGCTCCATATTTCCCGGAGCAGACTGGTACTGAGACAGTTGAGAAAACTCGCATAATTAAAAACCAGCCAAGTATTGAGATCTGTGACTACAAATCAGTAGTAGTAGACCCTACTTGTAAAGGGGACCTTAGTAAAGCAAACTTTATCATTCACTCTTTTGAAACTTCAATGAGCGAATTAAAGCGTGATGGTCGTTACACTAATCTGGATAAAATCTTAATTGATGAAGCTTCTCCATTACGTGACCCAGATTCTCAGTATGGTGATGCGCCTACATTCAGATTTAAAGACGAACCACGTAAAATCATCATGGCTCATGAGTACTGGGGTTACTGGGATATCGATGGTAGTGGTATCGTTAAACCTATTGTGGCTACTTTTGTAGGCCAAACAATGATTCGTATGGAAGAAAACCCATTCCCTGATGGCGAACTTCCGTTTGTATTGGTTAAATATTTGCCTACCAAGAATGCTGTATATGGTGAAGCAGATGCAGAACTTCTAGTTGATAATCAGAAAATTGCTGGCGCTGTTACCCGAGGCATGATTGATATCATGGGTAGATCTGCAAATGGTCAGATAGGGGCCCGCAAAGATGCACTAGACGTTGTAAACCGTCGTAAATTTATCGATGGTGAGGACTACGAATACAACCCTAACGTAGATCCTCGTATGGCTTTTTATCAGCATACATATCCAGAAATTCCTGAGTCTGCTCATGTTATGTTGCAGTACCAGAATAATGAAGCAGAAGCTCTTACAGGTGTTAAAGCATTCTCTCAAGGTATTAGTGGTCAGGCACTTGGTACTACTGCTACAGGTGTTCGTAGTGCACTAGATGCTACTGCCAAACGTGACTTAGATATCTTACGTAGACTCTCACAAGGTTTAGAGAAAATAGGTCGTAAGATTATTGCAATGAATAGTGCTTTCTTATCAGAAGAAGAGATAGTTCGAGTAACAAATGAAGAGTTTGTCCCTATTCGTAGAGATGATTTAAAAGGTAACTTTGATTTACGTTTGACAATCTCTACTGCAGAAGCAGATAATCAGAAAGCACAAGAACTTTCGTTTATGTTGCAAACACTTGGACCTAACACAAGTTTTGATGTTACTAAGCTAATACTTGCAGATATTGCTAAGTTACGTAAAATGCCAACATTAGCGAAAAGAATTGAGGAATATCAGCCACAACCAGATCCAGTTCAACAACAATTGCAGCAACTGGAGTTAATGAAGTTACAGGCTGAGATTGAAAAGATTAAATCTGAAACAATGCACAAAGGTACCGGTGCTCAATTGAATTCAGCTAAAGCAGTTTCTGAACAAGCTAAAGCTGTTAATATTCAATCTGAAACAGACTTAAATAATCTTGAGTATGTGGAAGAAGAAACTGGTACTAAACATGAAAGAGAATTACAGAAACAACAAGCTCAAGCTATGGGCAATGCTCAACTTGAGGTTGTAAAAGCACAACTTGCTAGAGCAGCCAATAACGATAACCAGGGGCAATAAGTCCCTACTCCCAATCTCAACCCATAAGGGTGAGGACAATAAGAGGTAATACCATGAAAAATGAAGACCAACAAAATCAGATTCAATTATCAATGCAGCAAGCTAAAGATATGCTAGGTAAACGTGATGCTTTACGTAAGCTGCTAGAAAACAAAGAGTTTGATGCTTTGATTAACAAAGGTTACTTTGACGGTGAAGCTGCTCGCTTAGTTGCTTTGAAGGCTGACCCGGAAATGCAAAACGAACGGAGTCAGAAAGCTATTGATGATCAGATTACTGCTGTAGGTCAGTTCCGTCTGTATCTGCGCACTATTTTCCAACAAGGCCAAATGGCTGAGAAAGCCCTTGCAGATGCTGAAGCAGAACAAGCGGCTATTTTGGAACAAGAAGCAGAATAAGGGGTAGTCTGTTATGGCTGGAAGTGACAAGAAGAACCCTCTGGATTTGACTGATGAAGAACTCATGCAAATGAGTTTGGAAGACATGGCATCCTATGAGGAACCTGACGAAGACACTTCTGAAGACACAGATGAAAATGAAGATGCTGGCCAAGAGCCGGCATCTACTGTATCTGACGAAGAAGACGAAACTGATGATGAAGAATCAGAAGAAGATCCAGAACAAGAAGAAGAACCTGCTGATGATGAAGATGACAGCGAGGAAACGGATTCTGAAGATGATTCATCAGAAGAGTCAGATGACGAAGAAGTAACAGAAAAAGAGTCAGATGAAGAAGGCGAAGACGATTCCGATGAGGAATCGGATGAAGCCGACCCAGATGATGAAATTGATTATAAAGCTGAGTACATGCGTTTAACAGCACCTTTCCGTGCAAACGGAAAAGATATGCAAGTTAAGAACGTAGACGAAGCAATCACACTCATGCAAATGGGTGCGAATTACAATAAAAAGATGGCTGCGCTGAAGCCAAATCTTAAGCTCATGAAGATGCTCGATAATGAGGAACTATTGGACGAAGGCAAACTTTCACACTTAATTGATTTAAGTAAGAAGAATCCAGAAGCCATAGCTAAACTCATTAAAGACGCTAACATTGATCCTTTGGATTTGGATTTAGACAAAAGCTCCGAATACAAACCCAACACTTACACTGTCAATGATAAAGAAGTGGAATTAGATTCTACCCTTGAAGATCTACAAGGCACTCCAGGATTTGATCGCACTATCGACGTTATTAGCAATAAGTGGGATGAAAATAGTCGGAGGTTTATAGTTGATAACCCAGGTGTTATTCGTGTCATTAATGAACACATGAACCGACAATATAGCGGCTCCACTGTGTACGATACGGTAACTACTGAAGTTGAACGCCAAAAAGCTTTAGGCCAGTTATCAGGACTTTCGGATATTGAAGCTTACAAAGTAGTAGGTGATCAGATTTTTGGTACGGCTCAACAGCAGCAACAAAAGCCTGCTGCAGCTCAGAAGAAAACTGTGAAGCGTTCTACAAGTAAGGCTGAAGATCCTAAACTTAAGCAAAAACGCAAAGCCGCGAGCCCTACTAAGACCAAGGCATCTAAGAAGCAAGACACTAACTTTAACCCGTTAGAGCTTCCAGATGACGAGATCGAGAAGATGGTTCAAGGCAAATTCTTATAACAGTGTGAGGTAATTAGTTATGCCACGTATTTATAACGATCCTGCTGGTGGTAGTCCGTCTCAAATCGGTCCACAGTTTAATACTTTCTTCTATTCGAAGAAGGCACTTATTGAAGCTCAACGTGAGCAATACTTTATGCAGTTGGCTGATGTTACATCTATGCCTAAGCATTTTGGTAAAACCATTAAAAAGTTCCACTACCTGCCGTTGCTTGATGACCGTAACGTAAACGACCAAGGTATTGATGCTTCTGGTGCTACCATCTCTAACGGTAACCTTTATGGTTCAAGCAAAGACGTAGGCACCATTGCTGGTAAACTACCTGCTTTGTCTGAAACTGGTGGTCGTGTTAACCGTGTTGGCTTCAAACGTATCGAGCTAGAAGGCTCAATTGAGAAGTTCGGTTTCTTTGATGAATACACCAAAGACTCGCTTGACTTCGATACTGATGAAGAACTGGAAATGCACGTTTATCGTGAAATGGTTAACGGTGCTTCTGAAATCACAGAAGATGCTTTGCAAATTGACTTGCTGAATGCTGCTGGTGTTGTACGTTTTGGTGGTGAAGCTACCTCTGACGCAACTATGACCGGTGAAGCAGGTGCAACCGCTTCTGAAGTACAGTACGATGACTTGGTTAAAATTGGTATCGAACTAGACCAGAACCGTACTCCTAAGCACACTAAGATCATCACTGGTACTCGTATGATCGATACTAAGGTGGTGCATTCAGCGCGTTATATGTACATTGGTTCAGAGTTGTTGCCAACCGTACAACGCATGAAAGACTACCACAACGAGAAAGCATTCGTTGGTGTTGAACATTACGCTGCTGCTGGTACCGTTGCTCGAGGTGAAGTTGGTAAGATTGGCGACTTCCGTCTACTTGTTGTACCAGAAATGATGCACTGGTCTGGCGCAGGTGCTACTGTTACTGATAACGCCGGTTACCATGAAACTTCTGGTAAGTACGACGTCTTCCCAATGTTGGTTGTTGGTGATGCTTCATTCACTACTATTGGTTTCCAAACTGATGGTAAGACTGTGAAGTTCAAGATCACTCACAAAAAACCAGGTGAAGAAACTGCAGACCGTACTGACCCATATGGTGAAACTGGGTTTATGTCTATCAAGTGGTTCTACGGTACAATGATTCTGCGTCCAGAACGCATTGCATTGATGAAAACTGTAGCACGTATGTAAGACATAGTTTACTAACTGGGCCCTTCGGGGCCCTTTACACTGAACAGGGGTTTCACCCTCTTTACAAAGATAGGTAATAGTTATGACCGATAATACAAAGAATCCCGCAGAAATGACTCCGGAAGAACAAGAGAAGTTCCAACTACAACAAGCTAAAGCTCAAGCGGATAAATTGGGCATTAAGTATAGTCCCAACATTGGCTTGGATACCCTAAATGAAAAGATTGAAGCTCGGGAAGCAGAATTAGCTGATGAAAAAGAAGAAAAAGCTCCTACAGAGCAAAAAACTGCTACTGTTGATGATACATCAGGTAGCACAGAAAACCCTGCTCAACGTGCTGCTCGTTTACGTAATGAAGCATTGAAGCTTGTACGTGTAAATGTGATGTGCATGAACCCAAGTAAGAAAGAGTGGGATGGTGAAATTATTTCAGTATCGAATCGCTTCATTGGCACAGTGAAGAAATTTGTTAAATTCAATACTGAAGATGGTTACCATATTCCTCAAGCAATTCTGAATGTATTGGAAGCTCGCCAGTTCCAAACATTTGTAACTAAAACCAATGACAAAGGTATGAAGTACCGTGAAGGTAAACTTGTACCTGAATTTAACATTCAAAAATTGCCTGCGCTGACCCAAGAAGAATTGGATGAGCTTGCACGTAAGCAAGCAGCAGCAGACGGCAAACTGTAAATAACGGAGTAATCAGATGACCCTTGATCAGATCAGAGAGCTTACTAGCCATGCCAAAGATGGTGATGGTGTATTTGACGCTTTAATGCGTTCTTTTAAAGCACATATCCAAGAGGAGTTCACAAAAGGTCGGATTAAGGGCTCTGATTACTCTAACGTTTACTTAAATGGTTTAAACACGGTAATGGGCCAAGCGGCCCAATATCTCCTTTCTAAAGAGCAATCAGACGCTCAAGTAGCATTACTAGAAGCACAAACAGCACAGACTGTTTCCCAGACTGCTTTAACAGATGCTGAGAAAGACCGGGTAGATGCTCAGGTACTTCAAGTACAAGCAGAAACTACTAATATCCAGGAACAAAAATTCTTAATCCAGGAACAAGTAACTTCTGAGCAGTTACGACAAAATCAATTAGGCTCTCAAACTATTTTAACGGATAAACAAGCTTTAGTTGCTGAAAAAGATGCAGCCATCAAAGAACAACAACGTTTGAATCTTATTGATGAGAATGCACAAATAACTGCACAAACTAGCTTAATAAATAATCAAGCTACACAAACAGAAAGAGAGAGCGACCGGTTAATTGCGCAAACTCTACTACTCGAGAAACAGACACTAAGCGAATCTGAACGTACTAATTTATTGGCTAAACAAGTACTTCAAGAAGCAGCTAATACAAGCTTAACTAATTCACAAAAAACTTTAGCGGATAAGCAAGCTCTTAAGCTTGATGAAGATATTTCGTTAACTGAACAGCAAGTGATTAATGCTTCCAAACAAGCACTTCAAATAGATGCACAAACTGATCAGATTACTCAACAAACTGCTAAATTAGTTTCTGATAAGTCTTTGGTAGATAAACAGGTTCTTTTAACAGAAGAACAAATCACTAATGCGTCCAATCAAGGACAACAAATCCAGAAGCAAACATTAAAACTTGAGTCAGAGATTGCACTACTGGATCAGAAAGTAGATACCGAAAAAGCACAAGTAATGGACACTTTAGGCACCACTCCAATAGCTGGCAGTATTGGTCGCCAGAATGCTCTGTATGAAGCTCAGAAAGATGGCTTCAAACGTGATGCAGAGCAGAAGATAGCTAAGCTGCTGATTGATACTTACTCTGTAAGATTAACGCAGGACAATACTACATTACCCCCATCATCACTGGCAGATAGTAATATTGATACTGTAGTGAATAAAGCAATTGCAGGGCTTGATTAATGGGGTTATTCAGCAGTAAAACTAAAATTACTGTAGATGTTGTTGGTACCCCTGTTGTAGAAGATAAACAAGATTTTACAACTAACGCAGTATTGAAAGGTGTTATAGGGAATACCAGCGTATCAGATAGTTTGTTAGAAGCCTCCACTGGGGGCTTCTATGCTTCTGTGAACCAATACTTCAATCGAGCCAAAGCTAAAGGTAGTGTGAGTCTACCAATAGCCCGTAGTTTATCTGGCTCAGCTTCTGAAGCAGATTTAAAAAGCGCAGTTACTCAATACGCAGGGGAAATGGTCGTTATTGAGGATATTCAAACATCCGGCCCTATTGCTAATTCTATTGCCTTATTTGAAATGGATGTACTCTATGGTTTGGACTACACCACAAAGAAAACACGACTGCCTATCGATCCAGAAACTGATGCGGACTATGATTGCGACTACTATTTTATAGGTGCTCACTTTGAGTTCTCCATTGAAACTTTCGAATACAATCTCTTAGTAATTGACTATGAAAGAGTAGTTCCTGCTGTATTAGATGATGACGGTAACACAGTAACTCCTGAGAGTAGAACCTTACACACTACAGAATTACTTATGCCTGATGTTTCAGAAGATGAAGCATTTCTCTATGTTATCTTTTACGCACTAGAAGACCCAGAAAAGCGTAGACGTATTTGGGTGTATGAATTAAGTACTAATCGGTATACGGGAATAGAAATGTTCTCGGCTTACCAAGCTCATAATTATTTACCTATTGTACCGATACGCCGTAATAAACAAAATCTGACAGATAGACAGGGTACGGAAGCGTTCAAACAGTACAGTTGGATGATGGACCGTTTAGGGCTTAATTTAGAAGAAATTACAGATGCTATTATGAATGAAGATAATGGCAACGACCCTGAACAGATTGAAGAAGTATTCATGCTTTTTGCTGCTGATATAGCCAGTGAAGAACCCAGTACTAAAAAGTACCTATGGGAGTACTTTAATAATTTAAGTAAATACCAGTACCAAACCAAAACTGAGTTTGAAGCTTGGCTTAATAATCGTACTCACCTAGCCCCAATTAATTTAATTGAAATTGTAGACAATGAGTTTAAATACGCATTGGCATTTAATTATATTGAAGTAGAAGATATCTATGACTTCAGTTACAGCACTATGTTTAGTTCTGGAAGTAGGAAAGGAGAGGTAAAAACTAAAATAGTTATAGGTCAGCCTATTCCTCAGTACATTGATGAAGTGCGTTTAGATGACTTAGAAACGTCTAAGTTCATCATAGAAAAAGTTGTGAATGATAACCACATTAAAAGAATTACTGTTCATGGCTTATTTTCAATGCACGAAGCTTATCGCACAAATGAACTACCTCCTGGTCAAGATAATACTTTTCAAGAGCCCGGTGGTTATTGGGTAAAACGTACATTAACAGATGCTAAATTATCAACAACTGACCCAGATAATGAAGACAAAGGATTTTACATACCTGTAGCTAAAAATTTTGTAGATAAGTTACCTGCAATACAACGTTCTGAACTATACCAAGATACAATGAATATCATTGTGTATGCGGTAAATAAACAGAAAGTAAAATGGTATGAACGTGGTATGTTTAAAGTAGCTTTGGTTTTAGTAGCTATAGCTGTTACATATTTTACAGGGGACTTTACTGCTTTAAGTTGGGCTACGGCTTTAAGCTTTGTAACTAACTTAGTAGTTAACCTAATCATAGGAGAACTAATAAGCCAAGCTTTAACAAATGTTGTTGCAATATTAGGCATTGAAAATGCTGCCATACTAGCAGCTATTGCTTCCATTGTTGCATTCACTACTGGACGATTTAATGCAGAAATGGCTGTATCTTGGGCAGATGATTTACTTAAAGCTTCTATGTGGGGCTTACAAGCAGTAGGCAAAGAAATCCAAAATGAGCTTGGTGATTTACTTAGTGAATCAGAAACTTTCTTTGATATGCTCCAAGAAAAATATGATGAACTGGAAGAAATAGATGAAATGCTCAAAGGGGATACCAACATAGATTATGTCTACTTACAAAACCAAGCAAGACAGGAAATCTATATTGAAGACCCTAGTATGTTTTACCTTAGAACAATACATAATAGTAACCCCGGAGTATTGTCTAAAGATATGATAAGTACTTATGTGGACCGCAAGCTTAAATTGCCAGACATTAATGAATTGACTAAACTGTTCAAAAAGAATACATGAGGGTAAGTGAATGAATGGTAGTAACCTATTTGGATTAAATATCCCTAACTTTAATATACCTGGCTTAGATACTTCTGGGTTTATGTCTTCTGGACAGTTACAACAAAATGTTGATCAAGGTTTCAGTCCTCAAGCGTTGTCTCAACAGTTTACAGGACAAGCGAATCAACCTTGGTTTGACTCGAGTGCATTACCTACTCCAGAAGCATCTGGAGGATTAAGTGAAACGCTTTTTGGAGCCAATGGTAGCCCAGGTTGGCTTAATGGTGGTGTAAGTGTCTTAGGCGGCTTAGCTAATACTTGGTTAGGTATGCAGCAGTATGGACTAGCTAAAGAAAGTTTTAACTTTAACCGTAATCTGGCCACACAGAATTATGAGAACCAAGCACAGCTAACTAACCGTGCATTAGAGGCTTCATTAAAACGAAATGCTATTGCACAAGGTAAAGACCAAAACCAAGCTGTTTCTGAAGGTATGGCTAAATGGGGCATTGACGAGAAAATAGGAGCCTAATATGAGTCTTACTTGGAGAGATGTAGTATCCAGAGGTACTGGTAATCCATCCTCACTGATGGGTCAAGCAGGTACGAGTATTAACCGTGGGTTACAAAGCCTTCAGGATTTAGGGGCTCAGTATCAGGAAGCCAATACATTAAAACAACAAGAACAAGAAGCAGAGAACCTTGCTAGATTCCAGCAATTTGCATCTGGTTTAGACAGTTCTCAACTACAAGCATTGCAGCAATCAAATGCCTTAGATAGTGCTTTACAACAGTTTGGAGTTAAACGGGCTGATGCTTTACCGGCTCTTAACAACATCTTAGAACAACAGAATACTTTGAAAGCACAAGAGCAGCAATTGAGAGCCAATGATTATAATTTCCAACGTGGGCGTACTGAAGATCAACGTGCAGACGAGTTGTATACACAAAAACAGCAATATAGTAATTTAAGAAATGCTGTCGGCAATATAGGCGAAGAAGCTATCGACTTAGCCAACAAAGGTGAGATTACTACATCTGAAGCAGAAAGAATGCTTAAAGACAAAGTTTCTTCTTTGCCTGGTTATCAAGAGTTCGGTGATGAAATTGCTGAACAGGGTTTACTTAAACCTTATATTGAACGCATCAAAACTTCGCAAAAACTATCAGAAGATGAGGCTACTATTTATAGTGGTGCTTCTAACTTTGTGGAAAGTGAAGCAGCTCGTAGGGCTGAGTTATTAAATCAAGAAGCTCAACAAGAATTGTCTCGTTTAGAAGCAGGATATCGTGTAGTTGAAGATATCAACCAATTTGAAGGTTCACCTGCTACAGCAGTTCAAGAAGCTATTCAGAAAAACGCTAAAGATGCTGGCCTTGATTTAGCAGACCTAACTGGTGAGGACGAAGAAATACCTCAAACAGCTGCTTCACTTTTAAGTGAATTCGAGAAGCTTAAAAAACAAGAAGAGTATAAAGATTTACCCTCTGGAGTTGTAGTTAATGCTGCTAGAAGAACACAACTTGACGATGCTTTCTATGGTGTAAATGAGCCAAGTGATGATGAATTACAGAAAATATTGAAAATTGCGGCAGATGAGTATAAAGCTGGTTTAGCTGATCATGAGACTTATATAAATAGACAGAACAGACTTAAAGAACAGCTTAATGATCTAGATAAACTTAAAGCCAATAAGCTAATTGAGCTTTCTAAGCAAGCCAAACAAAAAAGAGCTGATGCAAATAAAGGCAAAGGCTTCCAAAGTATTGCAGAGCTATTTGATGTTGAGGAATTCAACAAAAAGTTAGATGAGTTTGTTGTAACCGGTGGTAAAGGTAATAATAATACTGACAATACAAATGATGAACCAACACCTGAAGAAACAGAGCAAGCCCGTCAAGATGCTCTATTAGAAAGGGCTCTTCGAAGAATGGAAAGACTAAATGCTGCAGACAAAGCTAATCCCCTCTCACAATTCTCTCCAAAATTCTAAAATACCTAGCCACCTTCGGGTGGCTTTTTTATTACTTTCCGATTAAAGTAAGCCAAATAGAAAGCGCATAAACTACCTCGCAGGAGCTAAAATGGTTGACCAAACTGATCCTTCCAGTACCCCAATTATGGAAGAAAATACTACAGCTGCTTCTTTAACAAAAGAAAAACAAAAAACAGTGCGTGAAAATTTTAATGAAAAAGCTAAGGCAGCAGCTAATATACAGCTTCAGAAAAAATTAGAGTTAGATCGTGAAAGCACAATTAGAAGTATTTATGTAGACCCAGATAAAACTGATGAAGCTGACTTTATTCTGAATGGTAACCCAGCGCTTACTGTTGCAGAACGTAGATATATTCTTGCTAACTCAAAACGTAAGAAAGCCCAGAACCAATTAAGTGAAACTATTCGCTTACAGGATACTGCTCGCAGTGTTGGGGAAATGGCAGGGGATACTGCTATTTCTTTGGGTAAAGGTGCTGTCAATCTAGCTGGTGGTTTTTATGGTTTAGCTAACGTACTGTCACAAGGCTTGAATGCTACAGTAGGTACAGCAGGAAGAACAATCGGTTCATTGCTTGAAGACGGTTCTATATTTGATGAAGAAGGTAATCTAGAAGCTGGTTTATTCAATACTGCTGGTATTGATACTGCTCTTAACTTATCAAAAGATTTTGTAGATACCCAAGATATTTTAAGTGGATTTCAGTCAGAAGGTTTACGTAATACCCGGGATGCAGTAAATCTAAGAGTAAGAGAAGCCAGACAACAAAGACTTACTGAGTTAAAAGAGCAGGGCATTGATCCAACTGAATTAGCAAACCAACTAAAAGTCGAAGGCACTGGTTTCACAGAGACCTTGGGTGCTATGTGGGATAACCCACAGCTAATTGTTGATGGTTTACTGGAAACAGGACCTGAGTTCCTAGGTGGTGGTCTTGTTAAGAAAAGCGCTGATACCTTTCTTACTGGCTTAAAGAAATTAATTAAAAAAGATGGAAGTGGTGTAGCAGAAAAAGCCGCTGAAGGCATCTCAGATGCCACAGCAGGTACAATCAATATTGTAGCAGGTGAAGCAGGCAATACAGCTAACCAAGCTGCTGCTTCTGTGCTTAGGATGTCTGATGAAGATGTAATGGAATCCAAAGCAGCAGAGGAATTGCTTAAAGAAAATCCTGATTACACTCCAGAACAGATTAAACGAATATTGGCAGATCAAGCCAGTATGACAGCATTTGCTATTGCTGGTCCCTTATCAGTACTTACAGGTAAAGTAACTGGTGCAGCTAAACTAGAGGGTAGTGTATTACAGCGTCTTTCAGGACAGAAAGGTAATATAGCCGATAAAACGGCAGGAGTACTTGGCCAAACTGTGAGCGAAGGCTCAGAAGAGCTAGTTCAAGGTGTTACTGGCGCAGTTGCGGAAAATGTAGCTGTCGGTGAAGCACTCGACAAAAAGGATTACAACCCTGTCGAAGGAGCAGGTGAACAAGCCGCAGCAGGTTTAGTTATTGGCTCTGCTTTAGGTGGTTCGCTAGGTACTGTACAAAAAACTGTAGAAGCAATTAAAGATGGTAGCACTATTGCTGGTGGTGCTGCTGAAACTGTACAGGATAGTAAAGATATTCAGGCCGGCAATTATGAAGAAGTCATAAAACGAGCTGCAGAAAATGACCAACCTGACAGAGCTTTGGCTGCTTTGACTGATGGGCGGGTACTACAAAAAGTACGCAACAAAAGTCAAGAAGATCCTGATGCCGTAATCACACATGGCAAAGCAATATCTAAGCAATACAACCGTAGTATTGCTATGCTTCAAGAATTACACAAAGCAGAATTAGAAGCCAAAGACAATAAAGATACTAAGGCTGTTAAACGTATCCAACGCCGTAAGCAACAAATAGAGCAAACTCTTGTTAAGTATAAAAACAAAGAGATTAAGGTAATTGATTACCTAATTGGCAACAAAGCCCAAAGTGCTGAAGCTAAAGCTACTATAGATAAACTGTCTTCTACTGAACAAGAAGTAGAATTGTCAGATGACGAAATCAACAATGCTATTAAGTATTTTGGCTCAGACCCTAGTGCAGTTGATACAGAGTCATTAGCTAAATTCGAGACAGTGTCAGAAAGATTAAACCCAGCCCAAAAACAACGCTTGAGTGACATTAAAACAGTTAAGCAAGCTGAGAATAGTCTTGCAGAAGTAGCTGGTAAAAAATCTATTGATGAGGTTAACTCAGAAGTACTTACTGGCAAATCAAAACAGTTTGTTGGTTTACGCACCCATCAGTCTGCAGTCAACAATGCTTTAAAAATCCAAGACAAAGAAACTGCAGATGAAGCCGTAGGTAATATGCGTTCATTTGTTGAACAGAGAATACGCAAAGCTAATTTGGCTAAACGTATTTTTGACGGAATCAAAAACAATAACCCAGAGGTATCAACTTTACAGGAGAAATTCAAAGAAGAATTCTCTTATGGTTCTGCCAATGATAAAGGTGCTTTTATTGACCAACGCAGTGGTAAATTAGTTCGCACTTTAGGGGCTGAAGCAGAGTTAGCTAAAGCTTACTTCAATAATGTACAAGGAGCTTATCAAAGTACGTTTAACGAAGAAGTGGAAGCACCAAAATACGATGTCAATTTACCAAGTCAAGATAGTCTGGTACCTGATGTTGAGACGGATATTCCGGAAGCAGAAGTAACTACTGAAAATCTAGAAACAGAGGTAGAAACAGATTTAACTCCTGAGACTGCAGAATCAGTCGATACTCCTAAACAAGATGTTGAGCCAGTTACACAAGAAACAGAGGTCCCTCAAGAAGACACTGAAAAAGCTCCTTCTATGGCTCAAGAAGTCTTACAGGAGCTGGAAACAACAGAGACTAAAGAGCAGCTCAAGAATCGTACTGATACGTATGTAGAACGTGTGTTCTCAGAAAGAGTTCTTAAACGTGGTACTCGAATAAAAACTAAAGAGCTATCCAAGATCCGAAAAGATATTGGTGACACCCTGAAAAATGTCATCGACCAACGAGATGATATTACCCCTACTCAGGTTAAAGAAGCAGTGGATACTGTTGCACAAGGTTATACAGACCGTGCAGAAGATAACGTAGATACAAATAATAAATCTGGCTTGTACCGTTATGGGGTTAAGTTAGCTGAGAAAGCTAATGCTAAGTTCTCGTTGCAGACTCGCTTAATGGAAGCATCAAGAAATCTTAATAGCTTGTTCCGTATTAAACCAGGCCCTAAAGGTTTCCTATCTAGTAGGCTTAATCCTATTGATTGGTTGGTATCACGTAAAGAATTGAGTCAGCTTCCAACTGGTGACAGTAATTTCTTGATTGCCATGAAAGAGTATCGTGACGTATTTCAAGAAGCCATCAATAAACCAGAAGTATTTGGTAATTATTTCCGTAAAGCCAAAGACTCAAAAGATAATCCAATTACTTGGTTACAGACTCGAACCAAGAGACAGACAAATAACTTTACTTCTACTGGCTTAGAACAAAATGTAGTAGATGCTATGTTCGTAGCTGGTATGGAAGCTATTGGACGTACTCTCAACAAACATGAAAATAGTGAAGACGATATACGAGGCATTGTTGGTGATAACAATACAAATGCTGATGATAGTATCACTGCTGCACAGTATAAAAACTTTGCTTACATTGGAATAAACAAAGCAACTATCATTGATCAAATTGGTAACAATGTATTAAATCTTCTTGGCTTACAAGAGAAGCAATATATCGATCAAGATGTTATTGATGAGAACGGTAATATCACCGGCAAAGAACGTATCTACTTAGATCCAACTAATCAGGAGAGACTGGCAGTTGCTTTAGGTAATTTTGTCTTATCTGGTTTAGCAAGTACTGGAGCAATTGAGATTACTTTATACCCTAACGAGGTAATTGAGAAAGCTAAACTTAAAGAGAATAAGTTGAGCATTCCTCAGCTATTGGAAGCTCGTTTTAAAGAGAAGCAAACTGATTATACAGAAGTTGCTTTTGTTAAGCCTGTATCCACTGGCACCTCAAGTTCTGATTTGCACCCGATGATTCGTAAGATTACTGGGGCATTCTCAAATATGTCGCCTAACTTTTTTGATGAGACCTTTGGTTTAGATAGTGAACCTAAAGAGCCATCTTTGGAGCCTATTAAACTCAAGCAGACGAATTATAAGAAGACCCTTCAAAAGATACCTGCTCGGGTTAAAAAAATCTTACAACGCCATTCAGAGCGTCCTATTCAAACCAAGGAAGGTATTTCTGCTTTGGTTTCTAATCTGTTTGATGTGACGTTTGATTCTTCAATCACACTGGGTACCAAAGAGGATGACATGATACGGAACAAACTCCGTATTGGTCTATTTGGTTTCACTGATTTAGATACTATGCCGGCTGATTTGGTACACCATAAAAAAGCTAAGAATGATTCTATTCTACGTGATATCACCTTGAACGTAGATTGGATGAATAGTGTCAAAGACAAAGTATTTTACGTGCCTCATGAATTATGGCGTAACAGTCGTTTTGGTATCGCTTCTGCTGTGGCTAATATGCAGAACAGTAAATTAGCTCGCCATATGTTTTCTTACTCAGACCAGAGAGTTGAAATAGATCTGATAAATGGTGATGAGGAAACTAACTTAGGTTTCAGATTAGCACTAGCTCAACACCTAGGAATAAAAATAGACAAAAACACTATTGATACTTCTCTTGAGCAACTCGAAGAGCTAGAAAATGACCCAACTATTTTAGAGGGTCTGCAGGTACTTTCTGAGATTGAGCAGGGTGAAGTCACTGCAGATACAGCTAATAAATTACTGGCTGCAATAGAGAAAGCAGGTAATGAAAACTTTCAATCTCTTGAGGGGCTAATAAATCTTAAGCGTTACCTAGAAGCCAAAGATAATGGTAAACCTTTTACCACAGATATTGGTATCGAGGTTGATGGCGTAAACAATGGTGTAGCTATCAGCCTAATTCAGTTTGGTGCTGACAATCCAGATACGACTAAGATGATGCTAGAAGCAACCGGCGTATATATGGATGGAAAGTTTACTAACTTTTCTGAATGGCGCAATGCTGGTGAAGAAACCAAACAAGACTTGTATGAGATGTTCAGTGAACAATGGGGCAAGTTAGTAGAAGCTGATGCAAATAGGCTTGGTGAAGCTAGTTTACTACCTTACTGGAAAGTCTTAATAGGCGATATGCTTGATAACAGAGGTCTAGTAACCAAACTTGGTAGAGACCTGGCTAAACCTATTGTAATGACTGGTAACTATTTAGCAGGCTACAGTAGCCAATTCAGCAGCTTCAGTGATGAAGTGTATGAAAAGATGCTTATCAAGTTGGTTAACACTGAATCACAAGATTTCATTGGTACGTTTGTAAACTTGATGGAACGATTGGAAGAACCTCTAAATGCCAAGCAATTAAAGACTTTAGCTGAAAACCCTAAAAAGTTGTCACTAAGCCCAAAACAAGCAGGCAAACTGTATAGATCATTAGCTACTGTATATTTTGGACCGATGAAAGATGCTTCTGAAATTTCATTTGGGACCATCAGAAAAAGAATGCAGGATTTTGCTTTCTCTTACCAAGTAGGCTTTGAGACTTGGTTTGCTTTCTATGAAAAAGCCCAGGAAGCTAAAAGAAATGAGCTTGGTATTGATAAAGGTAAACCATTACCTAAAGACGTAGAAGCTGAGTTGTATGAGTCAACCATACAATACGCACCAGTCATGCCTTCTTATTTCAGTGGAGATATGACAGAAGCGTTAGAAATGTACAAGACAGCTCGTGATCGTCTAACAAGCAAGGATACCCGTGTAATACTTAAGTTTGGTGAGGGTAACCAAAATATACGGTCTATTAGACCACTAGCTTCAGCAGAAGCTGGAAAGGTTATTGATGGTATTCCTTACAATTTTAATAAAAGTGTCTCAGATCAACCTAGTTATCGTAAGTTTACAAATCCCGGTGTTGCGCCTGGTGCCCGGGCAGTACAGTCTCTTGATGGTACAACAATGCTGCTTTTCCTTGAGAAAATCGGAGCATTGAATATTCATGATGCTGTCATGCTTCCTGTAGATAAAGCATTCTCAAGCACCAAAGCAATGAACGAAGCCTTCTTAGAAGCTATGGATTATTCTTTACCTATGGCAGGTGGCACAATGCTTAATAAAGCATTTACTGTCATACGTAAAGCTAAAACACGTTTGGATCCTAATCAATCTAACTTAGCTGTTATTGCTAAGAGATTAGGCGTTAAACCAACTAAAAAGAAAACAGCCGAGCAAGTGCTGTACGCTAAGATTTTTAATGCCGGCAGAAATCTAAATGTTGCTAATGCGTCCCGTAAAGAGGTACTATCCCGCATTTCCAGCCTTGGTCAGTACCATTTACCTAATGGTGAATTATATGTTCAAGAGAAGCCTACAGGGGGCCCTGAAATTGATTTGAATACTCTTGGATCAGAAGATTCAGTATTCAGTGATTTTAATCCAACAACAGTAGATACGATTACTCCAACCAACAGTGGAGCTTTATTTGGTAAGTTGGCTCAATTAGACGGTGACGCATTACCTGAATCACATTATGAGCAGTTGTCCAGTGTGCTCGATATCGTTGTTAATCGAGTAATAGACCCACTTAAAGTCCGTATACAGAACATGAGTCCTCGGGCTGTTGGCAGGTTCCAAGCAGATAGCAAAACCGTTGATTTAAAACTTACTGGTAGTAACGCAAACCAAGGTAATAAATCAAACGCTGAGGTCTATGTTCACGAATTAGTCCATGCTGTTACAGAAGAGGGTTTTCGTAATAAGCCAAGAGCTCGGGCAGAAGTCAAAAAAGTATTTACTGCAGTACGTAACGCAGGGATGAGACTGTATCCTGATAATCCTGAGTTGCTGTTACTTAGCAATCCTTTAGCAGCATCTGATGTACAGCGTCGCAATGCTAAAGAAGTTTGGGATTATGTAATGGACAACAACCAGGGTACCTACCTGGACGAGTTTATTGCACATGGTTTAACTAATGAGTTAATGCTTACAGCATTGAAGAACCCAGAGGTAGACAAAGAATTAAGTAAGATTCGGAGAACATTTAACTTAACTACTAAGTCTGATGCCACTTTTACAAGAGTAGTTGTGGGTGCTTTAGATATGGTTCTGAATATCTTTTCTGACTTACTTAATGTGTTTGCTGACAAGTACTTTAAAACAACAGATATGAAAGCTGATGCCCGAGTATTTGCTTTAGCTCAGTATTTGGGGGAAAAAGAAGCAGAGCACACAAGCAAATTTTGGAAAGCCATCGAAAAAGTAGAAGGCTTTAATGCTGTCAGTAACAAGCAAGTTAGAGAGTGGATTATTGAGCCACTTATTAAGTACGCCGAGAAATCTAAAATATCTCAAATCAAACAACTAAGTACTATCATTGGTAGTGTTGTTACAGATCGCGTTACCCCAGAAGGCTTTAGTGCGACTGTGAAAATGGTAATGAACCGAACCAGTATCAGCAAAGACAACCTTGCTGCTTCTTTAATGCGTGAATTACAGGGGCAAAAGAAAGATAACCGTGGATTGTATAAGTTACTTAGATTATCAGGTAAACACGTAGACCAAGCTCGTAAGCATACAAGTAATGCTGTTAAATCTGTTGCCCGAGGTTATTTCAAAGTTGCTCCTACCAGAGATCAAAGTGAAGCAATTACACGCATAGGATTTAAAACAGACCTGTCTTCGTTACTTTTGGATGACATGGCTTTACGTAATATGACTCCAGAGCAGGTAGATGAATACTTATCTAACCCAGCTAATCAAAATAGTTTTAAGCGTAATGCTGAATTGATAAAAGACTTAGTTGGCTCAGGTGATGTAAGAGCTCGTGAAATTAAAAAGCTTGAAGATTCTATTCGTAATGAGTTTGGTGCCAATGCTCAGTACTACATAATGCAGGCACGTAGCCTAGGTAGCTTAATGGCTAACGGTATCCCATTGTTAGAAGACTCGTTAAGAAACGCTCATGCTATTGCTAATTTAGCTGGTAGAAGCTCTATGCAGCCTGTAGGTGACTTAGCCATAGCAGAATTACTGATTGACCAACTTGCTACTTTGCATGGCTTAGATAACAGTTCAGATACTGATTTACGTAACTTCTATGAAATCTTTTCTGAGGAAGCCTCACAGCCAGATAATGACATAGTAAATAATGGTGTCATTAAAACATTACAGATGTACGCTCAATTTAAGCGAGAGTCTTTGGATACCTTATTTGAGGGTAATCCTATGCTGACTACTAAGGGCTATATAAAAGAAATTACTAACCCGAATATTGGGTTGGCATTTGCTCAAACTCAGGAAGAACGCAAAGCTCTTGAGAAACAGGGGTACCAGTTTATTAAGACAGTTGGTAAAGACTCCTCAGACTTTAACCAAAGAAAGACTCATATCTATCGCAGTAAAGTAGCAGGTATGAATACTTACAATAAGGCAATCCTGTCTATAACAGGTATGCGTAAATCTGGTACAACTTTATATGATGGTCATGTAATTAGTAATACTGGGGACCCTAGCTTAGCTTCAATTGTAGATGTGAAGCGTGTACGTCGAATTAATGAAAACAGATATAAAAATAATCAGTATGGGTTACAGGAAGGGGTGTTATTGCAGCCTGTACTAAATCCAGCCGGGGATATTGTAGATTATCGCTATGTGATGGCTGAGGCTACTAGAAGACAGTTGTTGGATAGAAATGACGACTTTGGTGAAGTCATCGGGGGAATGTATGGAAACATGGTTGATAAACGCAATAGCGTGGAAATTAATAACAGTGCTATCAAGTACTTGAAAGATTTCTACGATAATGCAGATGACCTGGATACTGAATGGGTAGAGCTCAGTCCTACTTCTGATGATAAAGATGCTAGAGAATTTTGGAATATGCTTCCAGAAAGCACTCGTCAATATGCTAAAGAAGTCTGGAATAACAAGCCAGTGATGATCCGGAAAGAGGATTATCGTTTGGTTACTGGTTTCCGTAAGTGGAGTATCTCCAGTATCGATACGGAAAGAATGCGTAAATCACAAAATCAAATGATGCGCTTAGCCGGTGAGTACATAACCAAAGCAGTTAATCGCCCGGGGGTACGGATTACTGAAAATGTAATCCAAGAATTGGTGCGTATGGCTAAAGACACGATTGTAGTGAAATCTGGTGGTGTGCTGTTAGCCAACATATTAAGTAATGCTGTTGTTCTACGTACTGAGGGTATCCCAGTAAGTAAACTGATTAAGTATCAAGCAGAGGGTTGGAAATACGCGGCAGAGTATAAAAAAATGGATCAAGAACTTAGTCAACTACAAATAGAATTGGCTAGTGATCCACGAATGGGCCGTACTAAGAAAAAACGTAAAGAAGCTCGTATTGCTCAGCTTGGTAAAGAAATGCAGCTTAGCCCAGTAAGAGACCTCATTGATGAAGGCATGTTTCAAACAATTGTTGAAGATATTGAGTTGGAAACAGAGTCCTTCACTTATAAGAGTCAATTAGAACAATGGGTTAGTCCAATTACAGATAAGGTGCCTCAAAGTCTTAAAGACATAGGCAATACTCTATTCATGACCCATGATACTAAGTTGTACCGAGCGTTATTGGATGCAACTCAACTATCTGACTTTGTTGCTAGATACGCACTGCATAAGCATCAATTAGAAAACGGCATGGAGTACAATGAATCGGTAACAAGAATTGTTGATACTTTTGTGGATTATGATTCACCTACTCATGTATCAATACAGTACTTGAATGATATGGGTGTATTAATGTTTACCAAGTTCTTTATTCGTATTCAGAAAGTGATACTAAGACAAATTAGAGAAAATCCTGGTAATGTGTTGTCGTTTGTGTTGATGCAACAACTATTAGGAATTGATGCACCAGATATCTTTGAAACAATTGCATTAGACCCTGGCAATTTGGGTAATAGGTTATATAGCCCGTTCGGAGCATTAGAGGATGTAATGCAATTGCATCTGCTAAACGTGTCACCATAAATAAGGGCCCTTATGGGCCCTCATCTCTTTTCTTGTAGTGTTCTTTAAAGCCGTAAAAAACTACGGAAATAAATAAGAACAATAAACCAAGTGGAACAAGCACGACCCATGAAAATGCTACTAATCCTATAATCACCAAAATAATAATTATGGTAATTATTGTGGCCAGTACAGATTTAATCAGGTGCATAGTTACCTCTTAGTTAAAAAGACTTCCACCTTTGGCGGATTCTTCTTTTGGAGCTTCCTCCTCTACCTCAGACTTTTGATCTGATTCAAAAGGTGGCTGCTCTTCTTTTTGAGTTACTTCTGAAGTATCTTCAGTAGCACTTTGTTTTAGAGGAGCATATTCTTCTGTAGCTTCTGCAGGGATTGAATCTCGTTTACGGCTAATTGTAATCTCTGCAGAATAGCCAGGAGTTGGTTTACGAACAGTGGTTAAGCTGATTTCGATATTCATGCCTTGGGTACTTAAACCCATGTTAGATACATGATCACGAATAGCTTGATCAATCTGCTCGGTACCTAAGATAATTTTCATAAAGTGAATCCTTTAAGTTTCTTACGCATTGCGAGTAGTTGTTGAAATTGCTCAGTCTTAACTCCAGCATAGATAGCAGCTAAAGCATCAGCAGGGTGTTCATTTTTATCTGTAAATGAAACAATTCCTTTGACTTTCTTAGTTAACCATCCGGCATCTGGATAAGCCTGAGTTGCCCATTCGATCATCTCTTTTTTACTGGCCGTCTTTTTATTTGTGGCAGCGACCTTAACTTCAGTTGGAGTGACCTGAATCATTGGTATTTGGATTGAAGCAAGTAACCCAATACAGACCCCATAAGAAGCCATAGCTCTAGCTGATTGGCTTCCTACAGGGATTTCTACAAAGACCATATCCGATTGCTTACAAATATTAGATAAGCCCTCAAATTGGATTTGAGCTCGTTCTAGGTCTTTGGAGTTTTGTCTTACTTGTTTCTTGGCTTTAACAGGAGGGGACTCACGCAGTTCAACTTGTAGATTAGTTAAGACCCCGGTTTCCATATTAAGGGTTCCGTGGGCATAACCAAAATTAGAGAAGGATGGGTCAATCCCTGTCACTCTAATTTCATCACTCATTGACTGGCTCCCGGTATAAGGCCAATGTAGTCTTCATAAGGGACTTCACGGTTGTTAGACAAGATTAGAACTTCGGGGTATTTTCCTGTTCTGTCAAAAGCACGTTTTGCCAATTCACGAATTTCCCCTACTTCTAAAAATGTAAATACTTTTTTACCCATGAATCCTCCTAGAAGCTATTTGGTAATGCTACAGAACGTACAAGCCACATAATGCCTGTTTTGAGTGAATCTTCTGCACGAGTGATACAACGTCCAGATTCCTCAATTTGTTCAAGTGTGAGTCCATCTACTTCTTTAGGCGGCCTAGTGGGATGTTTGAAGGCACTTAATTGTGAGGCTCGGGCAGAATGTAATTTAGCGATAAGCTCTTCTAAATCCTGACCACGTTCCTTGATTTGGTTCATTAAGTGTACTTCATACTCTTGTAGATCTCTGTAGCCTTTGATTTTCTTATGTTGGTTATCCATAAGCATACCCCGGTACTAGACCGGGGCCCTCAAATTATTAAGAGAACAAGCTTCCGCCTTTAGGTGCAGGAGCCGCTGCTTTTTGTGCATTTGCTGGAGCACCAGATTTAGGAGCATTACCTGAGCTAGAAGCACCTTTAACTTTGTTACGTACAAAGTCACTTGGGTACTTTTCTTCCCATTTTGCGAAGAATACTGCTTCTTCGTCACCGGCTTTGATTTCAGGAACAGTCAATTTGTCTGCAGCACGGAAAAACTTATCGATAACTGTTTGCTCACGGGTTTCACCAGTTGGTTCATAACCGTTATCAGTTTTAGCTGTTTTATCCACTGTTTCTTTGATAAGGCCGGCGTAAACTTCTTGGCCAATGATGTCAACAAGAGCTTGTACTTTGGTAGGCACTTCTTGTTTGGCTTCTGGATCGTAGACTTTGGCAATTTTCTCTTCAATTGTAGTTTCAGAAATTGATTTGCCAGTTGTCAGACGAGATAAGGCATCTGCAGCAATGAAACCTGGCAAATAGTTTTTGGTACCATCTGAAGTTTCATAATAGTTTTTGTTGCCTTTAGCGTTGCCTGAAGCAGCCCACAAGGTCTCACGGTGGCTTTGACCACTTGGGTTAGATAAGTGAAGTACGATACCAGTAGCTCCACCTTCTGACTTCATTACATAAGCCAAGTCTACTTTGAAAGGGTAGATACCCGTATTAAGGGGACCACCGCCACCTAAAGTATCTTTTTCGCCTTGGATGTCATTGTGTTCTTTTAAGTTGTCTAACATGATTTTCTCCGGATTACTCATCATCGTTGTAGTATTCATGTAAACGATCAAGTACTAACTGCATGTCGTTATCAATGAATGTTTCGTTATTGTCCCACATGCCAAAAGAGCTACGCATACGCTCATTAACAGTTTCTTTGTTAATTTTGGTTTGGAACACGTATTTAAAACCAAGTGCTTGTTCTTCATCGGTGATGTTTAGAAGCTTACTGTCTTGGCCTTCTAACTTCTTGATAGGCACTTTCTTAGAAGAAATTACCGTGGAGAAGAATGACTCAATACCCTGGTTCATGAGTGAACCTTTGACTTTAACAAGGGTATCCATAGTCATTTCAGTTTCATTCATTACGTCAGACGTGTGTGCTGTCATAATGACGTTTTTAGTTGAAATGGCTACGTACTGTTGCATCAAGTTTTTGAAGTATTGTGCGTAGTCGCCCCATGCCTTCATCGTATTTGATGAGTTCAATACGTAAACTGATTCAAACATTTCCATAAGGAATGTCATAGAATCAATTACGATGGTATGCACTTCTGGGTGGTTTTCAGCTTCAGTAAAGAGCTCGAAGATTTGGTATGGGTCAGTGATTACAAACTGACGGAACTTTGAGCGAAATGGTAATTTCTTACCTGATTCACAGTTCGCATACCAAACACCTTCGGGATTCATCAAGTTACGTAAACTTAAAGATTTACCTGTAGCTGATTTACCACATAACAATACCAGATTGTCATTTGCTACTTGTTCAGACATATTTACCTCTTGGGTTAATGGCTACTATTCGTAGCCATCTTGCTTCTTACGGTGAGCTTTTGCGGCTGTAACCATAATGGTTGAAATGATCTCAGCTTCATCAAGTTTTTCTGGTAGTTTGGTGTTTAAGGCCATGACATTATTCTTAACAGAATTGATATCCATACCTGAATCAACAAGTAACAGAGCATACTTGATTAGCTGATTACTGCGATTACCTGAACCGGTATTATTCACAAACCAGCGCTCTAGATTAGACAAGGATTGCATATCTAGGTATTTGCGCTTACGTTCTTCGTTTTTAGAAGTACGTGGAATGAACTGAAGAGCATCTACAAATTCACCATCGTTGTCAAAATATTGACCATCGTAGGTGAGCCATTTACGTGCTCGTTGTCCAGTTTGTGAATCTACTTCGAAAGGTAACCATTCATAGATGTTTTGCATGAATTCTTTGTATTCAGCAGCATCCATCTTCAACACATGGGATAACGGCATAACGATTCTAAAACGATTGTGTTCTTCCGTATGCCGCTTAGTGGTATAGATGTGGTATTTAAAGTCTTTAAGCAATTCTCGTGCTGTTGAGAGCTTAATACCACCATCTACATCGAGAACCAATAAGTTAAATCCGGGAATGCAGTGATCTTCACTACGATAACCCTCAGCTAACTTATGATTTACCCAGTGCATATTAGGTTGTTGTGTGAGTACAGAAAGCTTATCAAATGGTACTTCTTCAGCAGCAAAATCAGACGTGATGTTGTTACTGTAAGAGACAATGACTTTATTTAAGTCGGTTTGATCAAGTGTTTCACCGCTAATAAACTCAATACCGTCTTGGTATGACTTACGAATGATGATGTTATTTTTGTAGCCATAAGCTATAGCTAATTGCATCATCTCAGACTTTTGAGCTACTGTGCCTCGATAGAACGGTAATTGCTCTACAAGGTCCGGCTGGGTAACATCATGCTTAATATGGGCAATATATTTAGCCAATTTAGCATAGTTACTTTCACGGTTAAGTAGGTTTTGAAAAGCCTGGCCAGATTCTTCAGACAGTTTAATAGCAGAATACAAATGATCTTCTGTAAGTTCATCTGAGTTATCTACAAAAGCATAAGCACCTGCAAGTTTCAGCGCTTTGAAATACCGATGGCTTAGTTCAGCTTTACGGATTTCATCGTGCTCACCTAGTTCTTCTGCTCGTTTCTCACAATCTAGCTTATAAGCCAAGTACGCAATGGTTGTGTCCTTGGAGATTTTAAGCTTTTTGTTGAAGTTAAGAGGGTCTGCTAAGTCTTCAAATAGATCAGACAGGTCTTCAATAACCTGGTCCGAATTCGTATTTGTAAGCTCGTTATACATTTCCTCAGCAGTTTTTTCCAAGTGGTTTAACTGTCTGCGACCATAACCGAACAAACACCTTCTGGCATACCCAATCTCAAGCATGGAGTAAAATTCTTCCTCAATTTTTCCTCCGTTAAGGAGCTTGGCGGGGGTACCAAATAAAAGTAAATTGGTAGGGGTACGCCCGTGAATCTCCTCATTTCGGACATTTTCAGCAGTATTTTTTGTGAGTTTTTGCTTGATCTTACCAACATCAAATAACTCCAGATACGTATTAAGGACCTCAATATTGCTGACCAAGTTTGAGCCAATTTCATCTATTTCTAGATTCATTGAGCCAGCACCTGACATCAATAGCTTATGACGCATCTGTTTAACTGCAGCAGTAGTACCAGAATCAAATGAAAAAGGTAATGCACCTAATGCTTCGAACTCTTTTTCCACACGCTGTATTTCATCGTCTGGATCGGTATTCTTACTGGCTGCCCGGCGAGTAGCTATTTTAGCTATTTCTCGTTCAGCAATTTGAGAGAAAGTTTCTTCAAGGAATCGCTCACGAAACTTATCAATTACCTTGTCTTCAATGATATTCATTGAGTAGCCCTTACCTGAACCAGAGGTAGCTAGGTTAATGGCATACAAGTTAACTGGGAGTATTCCACGGTCATGAGTGTTAATAGAACAACGCATCATAGATGCAACTTTCGAGAAGTAATATGCAACCATGACTCTAAAAAACCCTTTACTGTCATTTTGGGTTTTTTGGCATAGCACCTCGACTAGCGCTTCAGACAGCTTGTGATGAGGTACTGTGTCGAGATCTTTAAGAACCATATTATTGTCCTTGCTTAGGTTGGAATGGGTCTATACCGAGAGTCTTCAATGTTCTCATTTCTTTGTACAAAGAAGAATAAAATTGACGAGACTTGTTCAGACTTAGAGATTTGTTAAGCAAGTCTGTAACTGTTTCCATAGTAATGTATTTGTCGGAAGTTCTAGATAAACCCATATTACAACGTTCACGGTCTGACATAACCCGATAAACATACTCTTTCTCAGCAGGAGAAAGCTTAGTAGTATCTCGATCTACTTTGGGTTTCTTAGGTGGTGTTGGTGGTTCATCTTCAAATCCGAAAGCACTGAGTATAGCGTCACAGATTTGCCTGACCCCGCTTATAAATGACATAAATTTCTCCTAAAGTTCGAGACGACCATTATGAATGTATTCGTCTTTTTGTTGGCAAACAGGAAAAGCAGAGCAGTATTTACACGCCTTTACTTTACCTTTGACTTCTTCAACAACTCCTACAAAGTTGTCATCAGCTAGACGCTTCTGAGCTTCTGCAAGAGTATCAAAGTTTTTAGTTGCCCGAGCTTTTTTAGCAGGATTTTTGTAGTACTTATATACTGGATCATCTACCCAGAGATCTGCATCAGTACACTTAGGCAATTGTTCTTCTGGAGCATTAAATAGTGACTCAATCTGAGCCAATTTACGCTCAACAAAAGCTTGAACAGTGGTAACAGGTTCCAATGTAATGCGTTGAGATACGATTTGATTAGAGGGATAGCCTGGAGTTCTTTTAGCCACACCCATGCTGAAGTCAGTGAAGATGAAATTAATGTGCATATAATCTGCAGTAATTACATCAGGATTAAGCCAACGGTATAGGCTACCTTGTCTCTTGTAGTCATCTACTTTGTTGCCAGAGGTATAGGTAAATGTACTAGTGGACTTGAAATCTTCTACTACACCTTCAACGATGAAGTCATACTTACCACTTACTGTCCATTTGCCCACTTTCTTTTTAACACGATTTTCTAAGTAAACTGGGACACAATCTGGAGTAAGTTCTTCTGGTTTAGGGTTAACTACAACTCGTTTAATTGCGCGAGATTTGTAACCTAATGCTTTTAAAGCAGTAACTAACTTATCTCGGGTTACCCATACCTTTTCAATGCTGTCATGGATTGCAGTACCGATACGTGATTTAACCAGTGAGCTAATATCTACTGGCTTATCTTCTTCGGGTACTCTGGCAGATAAGATAATTTGTTTGAGTGGTTTTAATAAGGTAGTTGCACTGATTGTATATGGGTCATCGTCATGATCGTAATCATCATGAGCCAACCATACGGCAACTGCGATAGGTAAGTTCTCGTTATTAGTGAACTTGGGCATAAAGTACCTTTCTTTGTGAACCGCAATACCCGCCGGATGGCGGGCTCAAAGTGGATTGAATAGCTTACAGAGTTGTAAGCACTAGATCAATTATTTGATGCCTAAGCGCTCACTTAAACGATCAACTGTACGTACAGGTACTGTAATTGCAACATTAGGGTCAGCAATATGAGGAGGGAAGTACGGTACAATTTCAGGCCAGCTTTCACGAATTTGGTTTGTAGTATTGAACTGTGAAAGAGCATCAAATGTTTCTTCTCGCATTTGTGCCACTTCTTTCTTGTACTTAGATACTGCTTGTTTGGCTTCAGATAGAGCTGTTAATTCTGGTGAATCTTCTGGGATATCAACAACAGGTGTATTTTTTGAGTAAAGTAAACAATCATTATCGCTGTCCACTTTAAGAGAATAGTCTGAAATACCAGGAAAATTATCTTCATTAAGACGTTTTCTACTTGAATAAACAGGGTTACTTTTTGAATCTACATGGCGTACTAAAACATCATAATATTTGTGCATGTGATCAAATAAGGCGGGCATTTCAGCATTCACCTTAATGGTACGTGCAAATGCAGGTGTTTTTTGTAGTTTTGTAAGGAATAAAGTGCTATAAGCTTTTAAAGCTGCTTCCATATCAACTTCACACGGGTTTTGTTTTACATACTCTTCCATAATAGAGTCTGTAATATCACGGCGATGTGCTTGATTTAAACGGACTGAACGAGGTGCTGGGGTTGTATTTGACATGGTTTATCTCCAAAAATAAAAAAAAAAAAAAGCCCCTATAAAGGGGCATGTAGTTAGTTAAAAATAGTAATTAAAATAGTGCTTTATCATGGTTTGGAATCAAATGTCGATTTTGAATCCAACCAACAAAGTTACCGGAACAAGGTATACCTCTACGATTGATATGGCTTACACCATCTGGCCAATCAAATTCTCCGTATTTCTCATCCCATTGTTGCATCACCATTTTAAAGTAAGGCATATCAACAGGAGTGGCTTGGTGTTCTGAGGGACTGGCATGAATCTTCTGGCCACCAAACAGCTTAGACTGCATATCTTCAGCTTTTTCTTTGGATTCATCTAATCTGCGATAGCTAGTTTGAGCTGCACAAGACATACTGATATTTCTGGCTTCAATAGCAGAAATTACTTCATTAGTGTCCATTGTGGTGTAGTGCAATTCACCCATAGAGTCACGGTAACGATCCACAAAAGGTACGTGCCATTCACCTGGGTTAAGTTTCATGTACTCACCTTCATCACGGGCTTCTTTCATCATATTAGCGAGCTTAGTGATTTCAGGCTGAGCATCTGCATCTACACGTAACCAATCCCAATTTTCCCATTCAGTACTGGTAAGACAGATACGGATATTTTGGTAAGGTTCAATTAGCCGGGCAGCATGTTGCTTATGGACATTTAAACCACCATCTTCTTTTTTAGTGCCCAATGCTAAGGCACAACCTAAAGCTACTGCTTTGGCTTGAGAATAAACACTTTCAATATGGTTTAAAGTGGCTGGATCATCAATTGGTGTTCCTTGCATACCTGGCTTATTTTCAGTCCATAGGTATTCGGCAGGATTTTCTCTCACCTGTTGAACAGCTCTTTTAATTGGAACTGCTCTAGAGCTTGATGAGTTTTTTGCAAAAACTCTGTGTGTGAGTAATTGGCTATGAATAATTCGAGGATATTCTAGCACTAGCGTACAGATACGCTTACCAGTCTGTGCACACTCAGAGCCCTGAATGAATTCAACTTTAATGGTCATTTAAGTACTCCTGACAGATATCAGCAATTTGTTGTTTGGTGGCCTGATTAGGGAGGGTGATACCTTTTTCCCATGTAGGGTAAAAGAGGTCTAATTCTCCACCTAGTTTAACATCTGGGTGACGTATTTCAGGCAGATCTTGCCATTGCATACATTCAATCAGATTAATGTTTACCCAATGCACTACATCAATATTGTCCCGTATAAGTATATACTGGGCATCGTGTATATGAGCACATGGCATAACATCTAAACGGTGCTTAGAAGCTAAAGTTCTTTCTTGAAATTCGATAGCAGCGCGGTTATTAAGCATACCGTAGGACTGACCTAACGCATTACCGGCTGTACGAGCTTCAGCCTGTGCTTCATAAGGCATGGATTTAGAGCCGTAGATAGTTTTGTGAAGCATTGGAGTACGTACCCGCATACCAAATGCTACCGTAACATAACCATCCGTGTGAGCTTGTTTAAGCTGATCTTGTACCCATTGGTCGGACACCTTATACATTTCGTGATAGCGGTGTTCAATTGTTTTGGCTTTTTCAGGGCTGAATCCACAGTTTTTAACCAATGTAATCCAAGTACCTTGATACGTCAGAGCAAATGTAGGAGCTTTTGAATCCTGCCGTAAGTCTGGGTATAGGTCTGCAATTGAATTAATGGAATCTGGGGTTTCTTCTACACCTGTTATTTGTTCACCAAAGTAATAAAAAGCACGTAAACAGTGACCATCAAATCCATCTGTATATACTTTCAATTTATTGGGGTCTTTGGTGGTTAAGGCACTGATTCTATCTTCTAAGGAAGAAAAATCAGCTCCAGCAAAAATCCAACCAGGAGGAGCCATAAAACAGCTTTTAATAAGTTTTGCATACTTATTGCCTGTACTCGGGATATTTTGTAAGTTCGGGCCGCTAGAAGAGAGACGCCCACTGACAGTGCCACCGAGATTGAAATTACCATGCAGATAATAGTGACCATCTGATTTTTGAACCGCTTTTTCTAAGAAAGTTGAAGTAAAAGTAGATACTAATATCTGCACTTCAGCCAAATCCAGTAATAACCGGAATAAGTCTGAGTGCCTTGGCTGCAGTGGTGCTGCCATAAGCTTGACTAAAGTATCTGCTTTGGTAGAAGGCTGTTTAGCTTTAGTAAAATCAACAGGAGCATACCCTAAGAATGTATAAATAAGTTCTTGTAACTGGGTATTTGAGTTAGGGTTAAACTGGATATCGTCTTCAAAGTAAGAGAAAGGAACACGTTTCTTAACCCAACGTAAATGTTGATTATTATAAGCATCCAAACGTTTTTGATACAGAAAGTCCTGTACATCGGGATGGTTTATAATGCTAGCAACAGTCTTGTCTTTAATATCACTCAGATAGTTATGGACTTCGTGGGTACGCTTAATACAAATAGGCATACCAGTAAGTTCCATTTGCAAAATAACTTTTACAGATGGGTGGAATATCTGAGTGTACGGTATGTCTTGTTTGTCTTGGATTACCTTATGACGATGCTTGTCATACACATAGAAAGTAGATAAAGCATCTACTAAGTTATACTCAGCTAACTGTGTTGGAGGTATAAGCCTAATATCTTTGATATCTTCTTCAGCGTAGTCACCAGCAAACTCATGAGCTAATTGTTTAAGACTCAACTCATTACCAGTAGTACTATTGGTTGCTAGATAAGCCAGCAGCTTAGTGTCATCAAAGTTTTTAGTGAGTACATCGATACCATAAAGCATACCTTCACGGTCTAAATACTCATCCATAAAGAGCTCGTAAGTAAGAATTTTCATATCAAAATTACCGTTTTGATAGATCATCTTACCTTCGTAATACTCAAAGAATTCCCGTAACAGTCGTTTAACCGGTTGATTATCGATCTGTTGTGCAAAGAAACCTTCTGGAGTTTGTTTCTCTAAAGCTTTGTAATCACAATAGATAGTTACTCCATTATGCTTGTCCCATGAGAAACTGATAGTACCTAAGCCGGCTTTATGCGTTTCTAGGCTGAAAGTTTCGATATCACAGGTTAGCTTCTCTTTGTCCAGGAGACTTAACAAGACACGTTTAATGTCTGCGTAGTCTTTAACATACTCTTTGGAATGGATTATGTTATTGCCCAGGAGCATTGGTGCCCCAGTAATACTGGCGGCTAACTTATGTATAGATAAATCCAGCTTAGGTTGAAAGTTGGGATTATGGAAAAGAGCTTGATAGTTAGGAGCAAAGATTATCTCCATGTACTCAAAGCCTTTGATACAACAAGGAACGCTGTAACCATATTTGGCTTCTACTTTCTTGGCTCCGGTAAGTACCTTGAAGTAATTGGCGTCGCAACAGAACAAACGCTTAATATCCATAGAAGCCAAGACAGGTAATAAATCGCTTAAATATGGTTTAATTACTTTGTTGACAGGTGCTTTATTTGTTTCTGTATATTCTAGACTGAAAGCTATAAAACCATCGTCAGAAATGCCGTGCTCTGCTTCTAGTGGTTCTAAATAGCTTTGCCTGATGGGAATATCCTTAAGAGCTTTTTCTTTGATTAGAATGGCTGTGTGGTATTCCTTTTTCGAGCCAAATTCAATGTACTTCATTAGGTCACCATAGAACTCATTAGGTCTAATTCAGCCAATAACGCAAGCTTAGGTGCATTTTGGCGTTGGTATTTTTGGATTTGTTCAACGTCTGATATGTATTCCAGGCTTTCAGGAATATTGAAATTTTGTCGCATTGGGGCAATCAAAAAAGAAGGCAGTAGTTCAACAATATCACCAAAAGTGAAAGCTTGTTTGTTAACTACTTTTTTGATGAAGCTACCTGCAGAAGCTAATTTACGGTACATGTCATCAACGTAATCAATAAACTGATTAACTTTTTCTTTGCTTTCTGGGGACAAATCAGAAAAGAATATTCGTACACCGTGGTTGGCATGAGCTGAATTTACAAGTACAACCCCATTACATGAAATAGAGTGAATGCTTTTACTTCGTTCATGGCCAATAGTATCTACAAGACGATTTTCTTCAGCTCGTAAATATGCCTTAATGTTTTGTTTTAGGTGATCGTTAAGTAACTCAACAATATCGCCTTTAGACCGATAGGATAAAACATCATGTTGCATCTTGTTTGCTTGGTTGATACTTCTCAGGTAATTGTCCGTAGAAAAATACTCGAGTAGTTGCCCGGGTAATTGCTACGTAGAGAAGCCTTGCAACCTCCTCCCGTTTGTTATTTCTGCCAATGTCCGATAAATCGATAAATACCGTATGGAAAGTACTACCTTGGCTTTTATGGACCGTAGATGCGTAAGCTGGGCGTAAGTCACAAAAAGCCTCTTTAACCCGATAATAATCACCCCAAAGTCCAGAAGCTAAAGCTTCTTTCTTAAGTACTTTTAAGTAGTGATTAGCTTCGGCTAATCTAAAAGGCACAAATAAACTATGTTTGTTGTTGTGCTTTTTAGGAAAAACAGATTCTACTTTAACCAACTGGCCTTTAATACCGTAAAGTTCATCTTCTACGGATGAAATAACCCGTAACGGTTCTTCATTAGAGAAGATTACCCTTTCCACATTTTTGATAACTGAGTTAGCGATAAGACGCTCACCAGGTTGGTATAAAGGACTCTGGTAGTGTAGGGCACGAACGTAGTTGTTGTAGTCACTTACACGGTTATTTGACCAAGCCAAGATCTTAACATTGGCTGGATCGTAGTCAGGGTCCGTAAAGTGAGCATCAACAGCATTTTGGAAAGCTTTGCCTTCCATGTGTTGTGTCTCAGGAGTATTCTGCGTTAAGTCAGGGAACTCACCCCCATCGATAGCTTCACGTAATTGGGCACCAAGAGCCGCTATAGGGCTATTTTGTTTTTGGCGTACAATTTCACTAAGGGTAGCTTTTAAATTAACTGTCTCGTCTACAGGGCACTTGTTTTCGAACACTGGAAGCAATTGCTTTGGATCGAGAATATAAACTACTTTACAGTGATAAGTTGATTCTCTGATCATCTGTAATAGAGAGTCATCTGCCATAGATGCTTCATCAATGAACAGAATAGTATTCTCAGCTACTTTGTAATCTTTGGTTTTACGTAGTTTAGTGCGACCATTTTGGTAGTCGTCATAAACAGTTAAACCAAGGAAACTGTGAATCGTATTGGCTTCGATTCCGGTTGCTTCATGGATTGCAGCAGCAGCTTTATGTGTAAGCGCTGTCAGTACAATCTCAATTGGATTAGGAGAATCCAAAATAGTTTGAAGCAAATCAGCTTGAGTTTCAGCTAGTTCGATTAAATGTTGGGTTAGAAATGTTTTGCCACACCCTGAAAATCCTTGCAGTGCAAATTCATTTTCATTGGGATCTAGCAAAAACTGAAGAAAAGCATCTGCAGCTTTATCTTGATCTTTTGTGAGTGTGACAGTCGTCATCTCTAGTCCTCATCTTGTAGTACGTAATTGAGTAACATTTGTCCAAATTCTTCAGAGTGCAGCATCATGACTCTATAGCTACCAGACTTAACTGGTTTAGCTGCTTCACAAGCAGGGTGCCCATTATAATTAGGCTTAAATTGTCTAGCCTGGGCTAAGGCATCTAAAACTGTTTTACCTACTTCGTAAGGAAAGACAAACCCAATATCGAAAGCAAACTCAATAGACATATAACTTTTGTTTTCTATTGCTCCGAGTATTTTTGCTTGTTGTCTTGGCTCAAGACTATGAAACTTAATTTGAGGTGAGGAATTCCCTATAAAATGAGAAGAGATAGCATCAGCCGGAATAGTTAGATTATTTACATTACTGCTGATGATAGAAGCTAAGTCTTTATTGTCTTTACTTGTGGCCATTTCGTTTCTCCGAAGTGTCGTAGTGAATAAGTTTACCGAAATCCACTTTGGCTCTGAGGTTATCTACACAAACCCAAATAACAGGAAAATCTGTTTTTTGCGTGATCTTCTTACAATACAAGTCACTGAAAACTACAAGAACCCGTGGTGGATTCTGTCTGAAATAATCAATAGCTGGCGCTAAGTCAGTACCACCTCTTCCAGTAAATTCTATTGACTTGATACTGTCTGCAGGGGTTAACGTAGTTACGTCACGTACATCAGTATCAAAAGTCAGTATGGTTGTTTTACTTGGGTTAAGGCGTTCACGGATAGATTCAACTTCTGAGATGAACATAGTGAAATCTTCATCACTGACAGAAGCACTAGCATCTACTGCTACAGCTATTTCACCCATAGAAGGTGAATAGACTGAAGGCAGATAAGAATGCCAAATATGCCTGCGATTAGGTCGAGCCATTGAGTAATCACTTTGGTCGTATGAGTCAAAGTAATTTTGTAGAATTTCATACCAAGGAAGCTTAGGATTGATTAATTTTTCAATCTTAAACTGGAGATGCCCGGGTAAGTGACCAAATTGTTTTTGCATTTTGGCTTGTGTAGCAGCACGAATGATGATTGATTCAATATCTTTCTGGCGCTGTTTTTGAGCTTTAGCATAATCTGCTGGCGATTGCGAGTTACCTGGACCATTAGAAGAATTTTGCCCTTTACCACTTTCACCTTGATTAGGTTTTAAGTCCTTCATACCTTCTGGCATTTGTTGGTTTGGGTCACTCTTCTTAAGGTCCTCATAGACTTCTTCGGTAGACCAATTAACATATTTTTGGTCAGCATAGACTTCTAATTTTTGCCCAAGAACTTCACGATTAATTAACTGGTGCTTATCTTGATTAAGCATCAAATTGATTACGTGATCTCCTGCAATATTCCACAAGTTAGGGTCACGTTCTTCAATACGGTCAAAGTGATTGAAAGCTACGTGCCAGGCTTCATGGTATAAAACAAATACCCGTTCTGCTGGAGTAAGTGCTAAGAAGAATTCTGGGTTGATATAAATGTTCAACCCATCAGTTGCAGCCGTAGGAATAGTCTCATCTTCATGAATATAAAGAGAGAACATTACTGTAGATATGAATGCTTCTTTCCGAGCAATAACATCGTACTTAGCCCGTTGAAGAGCTTTGTTGAAGTCTGACATAGTTACACCGTTAAGTAAGTTGTCTACCGGTAGTAGTTAACCAATCTTTGACACTATAAGACTGCGTAGCAGCAGGGTTCTTTTTGATAATGGCTTTGACTGTAATGATTTGGAATTCGATTGGTAACCGTTTTAGGTAAGTCATCAAAATCCCTAATTTATCGGGATCATAGTTTTCGATGATTGTACCTGATAGGGCAAACAGTTCATTAGGTGAAGTAGGGACTTTGGTGTTATGAGGGTCTTTTAAGATCTGTTCTACAGTCACCAAGTTCTTGAAGATTTGTAGAAAAGATACAAATTCTCGTCCAATGTTTTCACCAATTGAACCATAAATAGTTAAATCGATATCTTCTGGAGCCTTAGTACCAAGACGATCTGTGACTTTTAACGCTTTAGATACGAACTCCCATGTACGAGGACAAGGGAACGTATGGTCATTATGGTCTGGGTTAAAGTCCATAAGGCGATTAGGCATATAGCGAATATACGAAATAACTCGATAATCGATACCGTTTTCTTCTGCCCACTCTAACCACTGTTCATGGTTTTCTTTCATTTCATAGTGAATCAAGCGGGATTGCATGGCTGTGCCAATTTTGTGTACTACAGCATTATCTGTGGCTTTGTTGCCAGCAGCCATCATGAATACATTTTTATGCAGGGCATGGTTACCTACATAACGGTCTAATAAGACTTTGTATGCTGCAACTTGTACTGCAGGAGTAGCTGAAGGCAATTCATCAAACAGAATTAACCAGCCATTCTTACCTTCAGGAAGTGGATCGTTCTCAAGAGGGAACATATCTACAGGTAAGTATTGAGCACGTTTGTGGTCTTTACTTGGGAATGGTAAGCCATTCAAATCTGTTTGGTCGCAGTAAGAAAGACGGATATCAATTAACTCTAGGTTAAATTTTTTAGCCAGTAGTTTAGCTAATGATGATTTACCCATACCAGGGGAACTTAGAACAATAGGGACCAGGCCAGCTTCTAAAGCAATAGGAAGCTGTGCCTGCAACTCTTTAATAGTAGCAGTCATATTTTCTCCGTAGAGTATTTTTAGAGAGGAAGTTAGTTAGTTAGTTGTTCAATATCTTTTTGAAAAGTACGACGTAATTCACAGCAATCAAAATCATTGTTATCTAAGATATCTTGGTAGTGTTGGATACGCTCAATAAAGAGATCTAACTCTTGCTGTCGGCGTTCTTCCACATCAGCAAGATCATTGAGTTTAGAAAATAGAGTCTTAATAATTGCGCGACATTCTGGATTTTCTAAATCTGCATCACGCCAACGCAACAACTCTTCAGTAGTTAAAGAGTCAAAATTAATCATTTTGAATATCCGGTTGAGTATCTTTCATGGCTCGGTAAAGCAAACCAATAGTAGATTCTCTTGGGTTGGTTTCTTTACCATCTCGAATACGACGAATAATAATTTCAGATAGCCCTGTCTGCTGATTTAACAGCTCAGGGGTGTAGTTCTGTAACATTGGACGTAAAACAGCTAAATCGACCATTTAGAGCTCCTCAGTAATAAATTCGGTGACCATATCAAAAGGATCAAAGTCAGTACCATGATGCTCATTAAAATATGAGACACATAACTCAGCATTTACCCACCACTCATGGCTAGTACGAGTGCTGATCTCGTTTTCTTTGATGTACTGGAATAATTTATTTTTCATATCACAACAGGCCCCGGAGGGGTCTTATCTTTTTATAGTGGGATTTGGTTCATAGTCTGGTTTAATAGTGCCAGTAGTTATTTCATCACCAATAGGGGGTGATTTTTCTTGGAGGCGTTTAAGAACTTCCTCACCCATTAGAGCTTGGTAACTTACAGCATCTAATAAGCTGTCAAAGTGAACACGATTAGGATTAGAGAATTGGCGTACATTTTTAAGTACTACCATCATTAAACAAATTTCTTCTGGAGATAAATCACGACCGGTGATTGCATTAAATGCTGTAGCTACTTTTGCAAAGCTCCGCTCTTGCTCTTTGTTTTTATCGTATTCTTTGCCACGATCAGCTTGTGTTTCAGCAGCTTTTTGCAAAAGCTTAATTGCTTCTGGTTGCATAACTTTTCTCCAAATCAGAATTAGTCATTTTAGCGGATAAGCGCCATTGGTTTCGAGCATTTAAATACATGGCATAGCCTGATGGCCCGGGACGGTAAATGTTACCGTTAATTTTGTAAGTTTTTTCTCGGTTTTCTTGCCAACTATAAACAGTTGAGTCAGAAGCCACGTAAGTAAGAGTGGCTTGGTTAGCAAAATCTAAACTGACAGTATCAATAACTTTGCCGGTGATTACATTAGTAATTTGAGCAGTTTCACCATCAGAAGTTGAAATCTTTAGATTGGGGTTAATAACCCCATTTACGTGCAAAAACTTAAACTTCATATATGCACCCATAAAAAAGCCCTCAATCAAGAGGGCTAAAACCATTCTCTGTTATTCCAGGAAGGAACGTAGGTATTATTAGTTTTTCTCAGTGGTTTTGTCAAATACAGCCGCATTAAGCTGGTACAATTGGCGTCCGTGGTCATCAGTAATTTTTTCTACGGAGCCTAATCGAGATCGCATTGCAATAGCATCAGATTCGATTCGATTGATACGGTGACCAGTTAAATCAAGGGATCTCATTATTTTATGGTCTACTCTCCAAATGATTAGAAGAGAAACGATAGATCCAATGATAGCGATTAATGCGAATATTAATGCGACTGTACTCATATTATTGGTTCTCCGGTAAATCTGCTTCTTTTACGAAGACACCATCAATCATACGGCCTGTACGGTCTTTAATACCATCATAAGCAGTAGCTAAACACCTAGCCATCGTTAGGTTATTGCGTTCAGCGATGTTGATTAAGACTACGTTTGAGTCACCAATACTGTCTGCGAGGGTTTCACCTGTAGGATCAGTTTTGATTTTTCCATCTTCAGACAACTTACGGATTATGGATTGGAGTTCTTCTGAAGCTTTTTCAGGGGATAATCCAGGGTTAATGGCCATAAAGACTTCGATGATTTCTTCAAGCAGCTTTATAAATTGTGCTTGATCGGTGGTACCGTCAATAAGATTGCGGTCATAGTGCCAGCGAGTAATATTAGAGATAGTTTCCGGTGCCCGGCTGTTATCTACTGTTGAATTTATGACTATCTGTGACATATGGTTAGTTATTCCTTAAAGGTAATATGAACAAGTATAGGTCAACTAATACACAAAATGCTAGGGAACATACAATGAAATATGTAAAGCTAGTTTAAAGCTTACTGTTATTAAATCCACGTCTAGCCCTTAAAAGCTGTATTTGTGCGGTAAGTTGAGCAATACACTCTTGATTGTGTTGTATTCGACGAAGGCAGAAAGCTTTAGACGATTTATGGTGCATAAGCGGACTTTGCTCTATAGCTTTACTTATCTCCTCCAAATTTTTTCTGCCTCGTTTAGCTTCCCCGACAGTCATATACAAGCTGACATCAAAGGGAATAGGTTGCCAGTCAAACAATTCATTTGTGTCCATAAAATCTACTGCTAATTAGTTTGACAGGGATTGTTTCACTTACGGGGGTAAGATTCAATAAAACCTAATTGCGGATTGGCTGTAGTACCTCTGTAAATGTTGCACACACTTACACTATCAAACCGTTGCAGTATCGTTTTACAGAACAAACGTGCTGAGTCTAAATCAGTACATACAAGTGACCCATCTATCTTTAATGCCTCGTTTGAATCTACTTTGCGTATCTCATTTACAGGAATACCAGGAAGAACAACAAACATAGGTAATTCTTCATGTCTCGCCTTTTCAACAGCATTCATTAGTACTGAATACTGGACAGCACTCATTTGCATTTCAAGCATACGCAGCATATCGTTTGTGATTAGCTCCAAGCTCTGTCTTGCGAATGCTTCTGAGTATTCCCGTTCACAATTATCAGATAAATCTCGGAAACTGCGTTGTCTTTCATTTTTAAGCAATTTATTGCTTTTTAAATCAAAGACCCAACGAATATGAAGTGGGTGTTCATTGATACATACACCAATCCAATTGAGGCGATTGCTGTCATTACGGTTAATTACAATAGTGCCTTTACGCATTATGTCCATGCTCCTAATTTTGAATAAATTTTGATTTGGGTTTCTTCATCAAGTTCCTGATCGTTCATTGATGCAATCCACCCAGCACCACATAGACGATCTTGGTTCATTGATTTGAGTAATTTCTGGTGACGCTCATTGAAAAAATCAACAAGGTCCCTTTGGTAATACCGGTTAGTGGTACGAATAGTTTCTGTTTCCATGAAATCCTTCATGGTTCCATCAGCTAATTTTTTGATACCAAAACCAGCTAAATGTAGTGTCCAAAAATGAGGGTAATCACTTAACAAAGTAACCATTGCTTGAGAAGCTGTAACTTTTTGTTTGGTTTTTGTATTAACAAAATTACATTTATCGTCTTGGCCTGTCACAAAAGTGATTACGATATTTTTGAAAGCTTGACGTATTAAGGCTTGCTTACTTGTTTTTGGGTTATACTTTTTGTTTCTCTTTTTAGTGGCCATACTACTCCTTAAGCCTAGAGATATGCTGAAGTAGTTAATTTGTTTTTACCTACCTCAGCATCTTAAAGCTACAGTTCTAGTTTTTTCTGGAAAGTGGTAGATTTCACTACTTTTTGGTCAATCTTGCCACCATTAACAAAATACTGATGAATCAAGGTATTGATCATGCGAACACCTAAAGTGTTACGCTCGTACTGTTGTTTAATAATGGGTTTGAGAGCGTTAACTACAGCCGTTTTAGTAATATTAGTAAACAACTGTAGGTATAGCTCGAGTAGCCGGGAATTTTCCAGAATTTGTAACAGGGAATCAAGAGTAATTTTTGGTAGGTTATAAGCCAAACCAACACGTCCAAGAAATTCAGTTTTGATACCGAATTCGCGTAAGTCATCTAAGGTAATATCTTCTTGTCCATTAAAGGCTCCTGCGAAGACAAATAAGACGTTTTCTGTGCTGGCTTTGACGTATTTACCAAAGTCTCCATAAACCTCCGTAGTGTCTGATTCCAGTACTTTCAGGAATTCATTTTGGACACCATTAGTGGTTTCATGGGCAAGGGAACTATTAGAATTACCACTGATAAATAGCTTATCAAACTCATCAACAAAGCAGATGGTAGGCAGACCGTTGTATTGTAGTAATGGTGCCAAAGCTTTGCTTAAGCTATTCCCCGATGTACCTTCTTTAGTTAACTGAGCAGCATTGATTTCCATACAGTTGATATTGTATTGATCTGCTAGTTCAGCAATAGTAAAGGATTTACCAGAACCACTAGGGCCTGTAAGAATAAAGTGTGGTCGGATTTCAGCTTCTGAATTGATAAAGATATCAAAAATTTTTTGAATCTTCTTAATAGTATCAACTTGATCAGCTACGAATGACATAGGTATTACTCCAGTAAGTAGAAAGAAGTTAAATCTCGAATGAGCTGTTGGCCATCAGAGAATAGAAATAGACCTTTACGGTGACTAATGCGGGCAATTAATTGAACTGGTTCGTGAGTGCCAGCATGGAGATAGTGGTATTTTAGTAACATGGGTAACTCGAAAGGGTGGGCAGCAGCTAACACCAGTGGAGAAAACTACTAGGTGCTGGTGAGAGCCTAACGATAAGCCCTGTACCGTCTCTACTCACCTAATAGGACTAAAACAGTATAGGGCTTTAATGGCTGCTATAACAGACCACATTCGGCAAATGATTTAGTGCCAGAATCGGGGTGACCTACAATAATATGGTCTAGAATATTCACATCAATCAAATCTAACGCTTTTTTAAGTTTATAGGTAACCCTTTCATCAGCCTGGCTTGGATCAGTATCACCAGAAGGGTGGTTATGAGCTAAAATAACACAAGAAGCATTATTAGTAATTGCTGCTTTTACCACTTCTCTGGGGTAAACAGGAGCTGCATTGATAGTCCCTGTGCATAAAGACTCATGAGAGATAAGTCTATGTTTAGAGTCTAGAAACATAACTGAGAACTCTTCTGCTTCACATCCCAGATACCAGTCAATTAGGTATTTCTTAACTTGGACTGGATCAGAAAAAAATTGACCAGATCTGACAAGTTTTGTTCTGGCAATTTCTCTAGCATATTTAAGAATTTGTCTATCTTTATCGGTAAGGTGGATAGTAAAAGGATTAGAACCATATTGGGGTGAATCTTCACTGTTAACTGTAGTCATTGGATTACCTGCCATATAAGTTGGGAATTAGATTAAGCGCTTTTACACACTGGTCTTCATTGAACCAAGAAATGTGACAATGCTCTTGTGGAATTTGCATAAGCTCTGCGAGCTTCTTATAAGCCTTAGAACGGCTTAAATTAGTACCTTGCCATAATGGGTCAAACTCTTGATGAACTTTGCTTCTTAGTTGTCTTAGATGGGGTCTAGCTACTGTACCCAATGGTTTATGGTCTTTACTATTTTTGTGCGTACCTACATAAGCATCACAACTTAAACAAGACCAAAACTTTTTATACTTAAGATCTGGACGATGTGGGTAAATAGCATGACCATTAACCAACATCAATGGTTGTTGGCAGTACTGACAAACTGATAAATCTGGTTTCATTGTTCGTTTTCTGGTGCTGGATGGATAAAGTTATTCTTAGTGTCAGTTTCTGACTGAGAAACTGAATTAGGGTTATTTTCTATAATTGATCCAATAACATCCAAGTTTAAATTTTTGAAATGATTTTCATACATTTCTATGAATTCTTGTTTTGTTGTAGCGTATTCAAGATCTACAGGGACAAAGTAAATACTACTTATAGATTCTGGTTTATTTACATCAGTCAAATAAGTAAGTAGAAAACCTGGAGTATTCTCAACAGGACTAAAATTCTTGGATAAAAGAATTTCGCCATATTTTTCAGAGTTAAATACTTTAAACAAGTTACTCATAGTTTTTCCTCTTGTTTTTTGTAGGCTGTGATATAAGTATCGGATTCAAATAATTTTTGAAAATCTATAAGAAGTCTTAAAGCGTCTTCAGACAATTCATAGGTACTTACATCAAGCTTGTTTAACAGTCCAGATGCTTGAAGATTACTAAATCTGCAACTTTTAGGAGGGTATCCTGCGAATACGGAAGCTGCATGTAAATCAGGAAAAGTATAGATATCACGAGGTAGTCTATCTAAGTAAATCAGAACTCTAAGCTGGCCGGCAGAAACAGTAAAAGGATTAAGTTTTCTTGGTTTCATTAGTGCTTCCCTCGCGGATTTTGGCGGCGTGTTGTTTTGCTTCACTCCGAGCATCTTTGCCATCGCCCAAACACCTGAAAGAGTCAGCACCAGCTATGTAACTTTCCTCTGCTTGCTTAGCCATAACTTCGGCTAGGCTGGTTTGGGGGGATTCTTCCAGTAGACTGCCAATCTCGTTGAGTACATCTAAGGCGCTTCCACGTTTATTAGCTAGACCTGATGTCGTGATACTTTCCAACCGCCCAACATGAGCCGCCAGTGCATCACGTTCTGATTTATATTTGTTCTTTAGGTGTTCGCAAATACTTAAATTTGCTTCAACATCAGTTACTCGCTCTTTGACTAAATCATCACGCTTTTTAACCAACACAGAATTCTCACGCTCAAGCTCCGCATTGCGTTGTTGTAGTTGCTCGATTACAGTGTTCTGCTCTTTTATCTTTCTAACAGCGCCATGCCAACAATCCCTAGTTTCACTTAATTTATCTCTAAGTTGGTTCCTATGCTCTAGTAAATCCGAATATGATTGTTTACTCATCGTCACTTTCCTTTAGTGGTTGTGGTAACGGCATCCAGTGTGTGACTGTGTAACCATTTGACTCTTGTGCATTCCATATATCGGTTTGCCAGTGTGGCTCGTTAAAACTAAAGCTCATTTTCTTAGCCTCAGACCATAAAAATGAGGTTGTGAAACTTACTGTTCCGTTCTTGTATACTCGTCTAATCAAAACCGATCGTGAGCGGTCGCCTTCTATGGAAGGCAATTCATCCTCAACACTAATCCAAGGATTGCGCAACCGCTCAATCTCCTCATGCTGAGCGATGATGGTGCGGAGGTCTGAGAGTCGTCGACGACTATGAAAGAAGTCATCGACAAGTTCCATGTCTACCCACTTAAACTCCTCTTCATCATCGTAAAATTGAGACTCGCAATTTAAGTAAGTTATTTGCTCCGAATCACCGTAATCGTAAAGGCATACTTCAATTGCTGTTTCAGGCGCACCCTCAAGTATCTGTTTTATCTGTTCGATGTTAGCCATTTTCTTGCTCCCAATTAAGCCACATATTTTCAAGATCGTCCCAAGTAAGCAAATCACCATTTAAATGGTAACCAGCTATACCTTTTGACTCAGAAGCTATAGATTCAATAAATTGAAGTTTAAGTTGTGCCCGGGTAGCTAAATTTTGCCAATGATCAACTGAACTAGATAACGTATTATTGGCTGCTACAACAGCTTCAAGAAACTCTAAATCTTTTTCGAGTTTTTCAATCATAGGAATAAATGATGAGCAACCCATAATATTGAGCTGATGTTTATCTCGTTGTTTCATAAATCACCTGAAAATAGGTATTAAGCCCCCTGCCCGAATGGAACCACGGATTTGATTACATAAGATAAGAATATGCAAGGGGCTTAATTCGGTTGATTAGTTTTGCAGTAATGCTTCAAGTAGCTGAATACATTCAGCTCGTAGATTTTCAAGTTCTTCAAAGTCATCTGTTACACGTTCAGATAATACTTGAGCTTCTTCAAGTGAGAATGGTTTATCACCTTTGGTGGCTAAATAATGTTGTACATCATGTACAGCATCACTATTTGGTTTAATTGTTTTTAACCGTTGTAAAGCAGGGCGAATAGCTAATTTCTCTAAGGTATTCATAGTTGCCCCTCAAAAGAAAACTTAAAACCATTTTTACAATTAGCTTTACCTTTAATTATGTTCATTTGGTCTGGTTGTGAATTTTGAGATTTACACACAGAAGTTACATAATCGATACGTTTTTGTGTATAGGCTATATCCTGAGTCTCATTTGAAAGAACTAAAAGCATGGCAATTACACCAGTAAGTAAACCAACAACAAATTGGATCATTTTGGGTGACTCCGAATTAAAGAAAATAAATTAGATAACTACTCTTTCGTAGTTTTTATTGCTGTGGATTTGATGTAACAAGGCTAAATTTTCCCCATCAAAGAATGAAGAATACGCATTAATTTCGCCTAATTTCTTATCATCAATAATTTTGTACAGAATCTTAGGCCAGGTATTCAGTGATTCAATAAACTCAAATGCTTCTTCATGCGTATCGAAATTTTCATCAGTGCCATCAGCACCTAATACTTTGTATTGGTTCATTAGTAGCTCCTTTACAGTTTTTGCAAAGCATCTTGTAACAACCCTATTTGATGAACCAGTGTTTCTTTTAATGGTTCACGATATTGAGAAAAATCTATACCGCCCCAAAGAGTTTTCATTTCCAGATAGCTTTCAGAAAATTTATAAACTTCATTGAGCTCTTCAATAGTGAAGTCCATCATATTACCAAAATCACTTAATACAGTAATTTTTGGGGATATTGAGCTAGTGCTTTCAATTTTAAACACCCGGGCATTGGTATGAACTTCTGGGTTTTTTGTAATTAGTTGAATATTTGGGTATAGGTCATCTAGTTTAATCATAGTGAACCTCTGAAATAAAAAGGTTGCAGGCGGGTGGAATCGAACCACCAATTCTAACTCTTATTCCTGACCACTAGGCTAAGCTAAAAGCTTAGAAAGGAATCGAACCTTTTAGTGCACCAAACACCTGCATTGAAAAGTGGCGAAGTGGCGTCCCCGGTAGGACTCGAACCTACGACCCACAGCTTAGAAGGCTGTTGCTCTAATCCAACTGAGCTACGGGGACATAATGGGTTGACGGTGACCAGAGATACTCTTAGTCATATGTGTATGTACACTGAAGGAAGGTACTTGTTGAGTATCTCTTTTGGTTTCAATTTTGATATCGTAATGAGGGCTTTCTTTCATGTAGTAAGCAATGTGGTTTTGCATGTTATCTCCGCTATTAACGGATATCTCATTTTACTTTTTCAAAGTGTGGTGCATCAATAAACGGTTTTTCGCCTTTCTTTTTCTTGGCTTGTTTGTACTCGTTGATACTTCTTTTAGGGTCATCTATGGAACGCAACTTTTTCCAGCAACCACCCCATCTTATTTCAAGATCAGGGTATTTTTCGTTTCTTAATTTTTCCTGTGCTTTTTTAAATGCTTCCACAATAGGGAAATAATAACGGTAATCCCAAACAGCTTTACCATCGACATAAGCAAAAACGTCTACTGCCAATCCATCTAAGTGTTTAGATTTCAGTGTTTGGGTTTTGCCCTCATCCAATAA